CCCCCTTGATGTATCGGATGGTGTTTTCTTTATTAAGGCCGATGGCTCTACTTCTGTAAGCCTAGTTGTCGAGAAGAACGGCACAGCAACTACGACCTCCAGCGTGGCTACTATGGCTAACGATACTTTCGTTCGGCTTGGTTTCTTCTACGATGGTGCGTCTGCAATTGAGTATTCCGTAAATGGAGTAACCAAAGGAACTTCAGTGACCACCAATCTGGTTGATGACGAAGACTTGACTGTTTCGTTTGCAATCCAAAATGGTGAAGCCGTCGCTAAAACGATGACTGTTGATTACATCTTCGTTGCGAAGGAGCGTTAATCATGGGCCAATTCAAACCAATGGTCAAAATGATGACCACTGAACCGACCGTTGAGTTAAAACTCAAAAAGGGCGGTCATGTGAACATGAAAAAAGGCGGTAAAGCCGAGGCTGGTCACAAGAAGATGGCCGATGGTGGTGGTGCTATGGGCGCATTGGCAGGGACTCCAGCCTTAATTGGCCGTCCTGCCGTCAATGCTCCTGTTCGCGCCCCGGGCAAGCCCTCAATGGCCTCACGCCGCAAGGCAATGATGGCAAAGCCAGCAATGGCCTCCAAAGCGCCAATCGGCAATCCTTCGATGCCTTCAACACCAATGAAAAACGGTGGCGAGTCTAAGGCAACGCACAAGGCTGAAATGTCGAAGATGAAGGGTCTTGAAAAAGAACTGAAGTCTCACGAGTCTAAGCCTGCCAGCAAAGGCCATAAAGGTCTTGCAACTGGTGGTGTTGCACTTGGTCAAGGTGGCTACAAAAAGGGCGGCAATGTCAAGAAGTACGCCAAAGGCGGCGTGGCTGGCAATGGAGTTATTCCTGAGTCTGCTTCTGCAAAAGGCGCTGGCCCTTATCGCAATACTGAGATGCACACTGCTGAGTACACTGGCAAGTCCAGTGGCAAAACAGGCGGCGTGAAGAACGGTAACGGCGGTGGCTACAAGACTGGCGGCGTTGCTCTAGGCAATGGTGGCGGCTACAAAAAAGGTGGTGCCACAAAAAAAGCCTACGCGACGGGGGGTACTGTTGATTCAGGCAAACCCGTCGCGATGCCCCAAGGCTCTAAAAAGCCTCCAACACCAGTAAGCATCAATCGTCTGACAGGTACTTACAAAAGCGGTGGCAAGGTAACTCCTGCCCAAGGCCGCTTGCAAGCAAACTTCAAAGCGGAGAACGCTACGGCCATGAAAGAGGCCAAGGCTGATACCAACTTGAAGTACAGCAAGTACCAGAAGATGGCTGATGGTGGTAAGCCAGTGGATTTGTCCAAAGGTGCATACGATGCTTCTAAAAAGCACAGTATGGAACTAGAGGATGCTTTGAATCCATTGAGCATGGTGAAGGAACTTGCAGGCAAAGCGAAAGACTACTTCATGCCCAAGGGTGAAAGTGTGACCAAGACGAAAGAGTCTGTAACGGTTGCACCAGTGCCCAAAAAGCGTGGCGGTGGCGCTTGTTGAAAACGAGTGGGGGCTTCGGCCCCCGCTTTTAATTTAAGGAATAAGTCATGGCCGATGCAGTCGCAAGTCAAACGCTCATAGATGGTGAGCGGATGGCAATCATGAAATTCACCAACCTTTCTGACGGTACTGGTGAAAGCAAAGTTTTGAAGGTAGATGTTTCTGCTTTGACATCAAGTGCATCTGGTTTAGCCTGCACTGGCGTAACTATTACAAAAATCCATGCCGCAACGCATGGCTTGGAAGTACAGATTTATTGGGATGCAACCGCAGATGTATTTTGCTGGTGTGTGCCACAAAATTCTCAATACACGATGGATTTCGATAAGTTCGGCGGTTTGACTAACAACGCAGGCGCTGGCGTAACTGGTGATGTATTGTTCAGCACTGCTGATGCTACTGCTGGTGACTTCTATACCATCGTCCTTGAGATGGTTAAATCTTACGGTTAATTATGCCAAGCAAATCACCTGCTCAACATCGTTTGATGGAGGCGGTAGCGCACAACCCTGCGTTCGCCAAAAAGACAGGTATCCCTCAAAAAGTCGGCAAAGAGTTTGCCAAGGCTGATAAAGGGAAAGAATTTAAAGGAGGCGGTTTGTATGAAAACATTCATAAAAAACGCGAAAGAATCGCTGAAGGTTCTGGCGAAAAGATGCGCCGAGTGGGTAGCGAAGGTGCGCCAACGGCTAAAGCCTTCAAAGAATCAGCAAAAACCGCCAAATTAAAAGATGGCGGGCCAAGTCTTGCCGTTGGTCGAGGTGAAAAACTTTCGACAAAAGAAGGCGCAGGGCTTACGCAAAAGGGCCGAGACAAATACAATAGAGAGACTGGGAGCAAGTTAAAGGCTCCACAGCCTCAAGGCGGCGCTCGAAAGGATTCTTTTTGTGCCCGTATGAGTGGCGTTGTAGAACATTCAAAAGGGGACGCTCCACGCGCCAAGGCATCGCTAAAGCGGTGGGATTGCCCCGGTTGGTAAGGAGTCAAAATGGCGTATTCAGGAACCGTTGGTCAAACCGTCATCAATGTCCAAACATTGATTGATCACGGCGCTCGACGCTGTGGCAAGTTGGCCGAGGAGTTGACCTCTGAGCAGGTTCTGTCAGCACGCCAGTCTCTTTACTTCCTCTTGTCTGATCTAGGCAACCGAGGCATTCAATTTTGGACAATCACCAAGAAGGTTATTGGCCTAACCCCTGACAAGTACATATACGACCTCCCAAAGGGTTCTATTGACCTCTGGAACACGCTATATCGCACGATGAGCCGTCCAAGCGGGTCATACACCACTTCTGCTGGCGGAACCGTTGCAAACGCGTATGACGGCGATGTAGACACCATTTGCACGCAGACATCAACCAACGGCAACATTTCGGTCAACTACGGCACATCAAACCCCATTTATATTGGCTCAATTGGCTTGTTGCCTGCGTCCACTGGGACTTGGTCAATCATTTACGAATATTCAATTGACGGCACAACATGGAAGACTTTGGTTGACCTTGGCTCTGTTGCTGTTGTGGATAACGAGTGGATTTGGACTGACATCGTTGCAGGCCAGACCGTTCAATACTATCGTTGCCGTGTCTATAACGGCACCACGCTTTCTGTTCGCGAGTTGTACTTTGGGAACAATTCGCTTGAGGTGCAGATGTCTTCGCTCAACCGTGACGACTACACCAACCTGCCAAACAAAGATTTCACGGCCAATCAGCCGTATCAGTATTGGTTTAACCGCCAGATTCCAAACCCACAAATCTATATCTGGCCTGTGCCGTCTACTGCTTTTGTGCAGATGACTTGCTGGTACTCGCGCCAGATTGAGGATGTGGGCGCTTTGACTGACGAGTTGGAAATTCCACAGCGTTGGTATGAGGCTGTGCAGATGATGCTGGCTCACAAGATGAGCCTCGAACTGCCTCAAGTTGCGATGGATCGCATTGGCTATCTGGAGAAGATGGCCGAGAAACACCTCTACATTGCAGAGCAAGAAGAGCGTGATCGCTCACCAATTTATTGGGCACCGAACATTTCGGTGTACACAGCGTAATGCCAATCTTTCTCGACACAACAGGACTGACTTCGATTGCCATCGGTGTATGCGACCGATGCAAGATGAAACGCGCCTTTGTGCAACTGGGGCCAGACCCCAACTTCCCCGGGTTACGGGTGTGCGACCAAGGGTGCAGGGATCAATTTGACCCCTATCGCCTTGCCGCCCGTAAGACCGAGCGTATCAACCTGCGGTTTCCTCGTCCTGATGTACCTATCGGTGCTGGCGACAATTACCTGATGACTGGCAGTCAATCAATGGATGGCACAAGCCAGTTCCAGATTTCGACTGAGCAGAACACACAGACGCCAACATTGACAGGCAACAAAGATACGATTGCGCCGAACCCGCCCGACAATACGAGTACATAAATGTCAGCACAAGTCGCCATTACCCAACTCCCAACCGCTGGTGCCATAACAGGCACTGAAGCGGTTCCTATCGTCCAAAATGGCGTGACCGTGCAGACTACGACGGGGGCTATTGCCGCTTCGCCGTCGCAGACTTACACATACCTGACCGTCAATCAAACCCCTCAGTTGCCCAATAGTCGTTATTTCGGGGCAACCAATGGCTTGTCGATTACTGACGGTGGTGCGCAAGGACTCTTCAATATAAGCACCACAGGCGCTTTATTGTCTTTGGTGAACTCTGGTACTGGGTTCCAAGTAAAAACCTCCTCTACGGCCATTACAGGCCGTTCTATTGCTGTTACTGGCGTTGGACTGGGAATTACCAACGGCGATGGCATTGCAGGCAACCCGACAATTGCTTTGGCAGGCCAAGTTTTGTCTTTGGCGAACCTTTCTGGCAATGGTTTGGTGACCGTCAACACGAGCGGGATCATCAATTCGACCAACATTCTGGGCACCGCAAACCAGATTTCGGTGGCAAATGGGGACGCTGTAAGCGGTGCGCCGACGGTTGCGCTGGCTGATAACGCGATATTGCCCGGTACCGCCTCGATGACCGTGCCTATTGGCACCACCCTGCAACAGCCTCTTGGCTCTAATGGTCAGTTCCGATTTAACAGCACCACCCAGACTTTTGACGGTTATTCGGCTGGTACATGGCGACAGTTCTCTCTGTCTGGCGGTGTAACGACCTTCAGTGGTGGTTCTACTGGCCTGACACCAAACACCCCAACTGGTGGTGCTGTGACCCTCGCTGGCACGCTGATTGTGCCCAATGGCGGTACAGGGGCCACAAGTTTGCTTGGCTATGTCTATGGCAACGGCACGGCCTCCATGACGGCCTCGACCACCATACCAACGACTGACTTGAGCGGTGTGATCACCAATGCTCAATTGCAAAACAGTTCTGTGACTTACAACGGCGTGACCGTTGCTCTTGGCGCGTCGGGCACGATTACAGCGACCGCATCAAATCCTTTGACAATTGGCACAGGTTTGACTGGCTCGTCCTACAATGGCTCCGCGCCCGTCACCATCACGATTGACTCTACTGTTGCCACCTTGACTGGTGCGCAAACGCTCACAAACAAAACGATGAGCGGTGCAAGCAACACCTTTACAAACATTCCAAACGGCGCGTTGGACAACAGCACCATCTCTGGTGTGGCGCTGGGTTCCAACTTGTTTGCGTTGACCATCGGCACTGGCCTGACTGGCTCTTCGTACAACGGCTCTGGCGCTGTGACTGTTGCGATTGACTCGACCGTCGTGACATTGACAGGCACTCAGACACTGACTGGCAAGTCCATGTCTGGCTCGACCAACACATTTACAAACCTGCCAAACAGTGCGCTGACCAACAACTCGATCACGCTGGGCACAACCAATGTGGCGCTTGGCGGTACAAGCCTGACCCTTGGTGGATTGACTTCGGTTACGGTCACCCAAGACCCAGTAAGCAATTTCCAGTTGGCGACTAAGCAGTATGTTGATACCTTGGTTGCCTCTGGCATTCATTTCCATACGCCTGTTCGCGTCGAGTCTCCAACTCCGCTGAATGCGACCTACAACCAACCCGGGGGTGCTGGAGATGGCGTAGGCGCAACATTGACCAATGCAGGCACCCAAGCCGCTTTGGTGATCGACGGCGTAACCGTTGCGGTCAATGACCGCGTGCTGGTTTACACACAAACAAACGCCACTCAAAACGGCGTCTATGTGGTGACTGACACAGGCTCTGTTTCAACAAACTGGATTCTGACTCGCTCATCTGATACCAATACCTACGGGATTGTTGGCCCAACCACACTGAGCGAAGGCTCGACCTTCTTTGTTCAGCAAGGCACAACTGGTGCTGGTGAGACCTACACCTGCAATACGCAGGGTGTGATCGTTTTTGGTACGACCAACATCAATTTCGTGCAGATCAGTTCTACGCAGATTTATTCCGCAGGCACTGGTTTGACATTGTCTGGCACGCAGTTCAGCATCAGCAACACTGCTGTGACTGCTGGCGCATACGGTTCTGCATCGTCTGTTGGCACATTCACTGTGAATGCTCAAGGTCAGTTGACCTTGGCATCTAGCACCGCGATTGCAATCAACGGCAACCAGATTACCTCTGGCACTGTGGGTTCTGCGTACATCAGCGGCTCTTACACTGGCATCACAGGTGTTGGCACGCTGACCGTAGGCGCATGGAACGCTTCAACAATTGACGCAGGCTTTGGTGGAACAGGAATATCTACCTACACTGGTGGTGACTTGTTGTACGCCTCTGGAACCACAACGCTTGCCAAGTTGGGTATCGGCGCGGCCAATTATGTGCTGACCTCGTCTGGCACTGCTCCTCAGTATGTTGCTCAGTCAACCCTGTCTGTTGGCTCTGCGACAAACGCAACAAACGCAACGAATACCGCAATTACGGCTGACTCGACAAATGCAACAAATTACCTAACTTTTGTCAATGCTACTACTGGAAATCTGGGGCAATTGGTAAACTCATCAATAACTTGCAATCCATCGACTGGCAAATTAACAGGCGGGATCGCTGGAGGAACTTTCTAAATGTCACAAGCAGGATATACACCAATTCAACTGTACTACAGCACCACTGCGCTTGCTGTACCGACTGCTGGCAATCTTGCTGATGGCGAGTTGGCGCTCAACATCACTGACGGCAAGTTGTACTACAAAGACGGCGGCACGGTAAAACTGCTGGCCTCCAACGGTGGCTCAAGCCCTGTAACCTCGTTCCAGACTTCTTTAGGTGGCTTGACCCCATCCACGGCCACAACTGGCGTGGTGACCCTTGCAGGCACCTTGAACACCACTTCTGGTGGTACGGGCCTGACTTCATACACCGCTGGTGATCTGTCCTACTATGCGACGGGCACCACTCTGACCAAACTAGGCATTGGCTCTGCTGGTCAGATTTTGACTTCGACTGGTGCCGCTCCGCAGTGGTCTACGCTGTCTGGCGTGGCTGTGACGACTTTCTCTGCTGGCACGACTGGATTGACTCCTGCGTCAGCAACTTCTGGCGCAATTACTTTGGCTGGCACTTTGGTGGTGTCAAACGGTGGCACTGGGTTGACCAGTTTGACCGCTGGCTACATTCCTTTTGGTGCTGGTACTTCTGCCTTTGGTAACTCTGCAAACCTGTTCTGGGACTCTGCAAACAACCGATTTGGTGTTGGCACTTCGTCCCCTGCGGTGACGGTGTCAATTTCCGCAACTGATGCGATTTTGTTGCCTGTCGGAACGACTGGTCAGCGCCCAACTGGCGCGACTGGTTATCTGCGATTCAACACAACGACTGCCGCTTTTGAGGGCTACAACGGCACCTCTTGGACTTCTGTAGGTGGCGCGAATGTCACCAATGACACCACGACAGCGACGGCTCTGTATCCGCTCTTTGCAAATGTGACCACGGGCGCGGCGACCAATGTCTACACCTCAAACGCAAAACTGCTCTACACCCCATCAAATGGCGAATTGCAGTCTGCTGAGTTGTACGCAAACAATGGCGTGCTTACCCATGCGAATCAAGTTTCTACAAGTTACACCGTCCCAACGAATGCAAATGTGATTACGGTTGGCCCTTGGACAGTTGCGTCTGGCGCTACTTTCACTCTGCCTTCTGGTAGCCGTCAAGTTCTTCTGTAAGGATAAAAAATGTCAACGATACGCGCAGGAACAACTACTACAACCGCCCTACAGACTACGGGCGACACAACTGGCAATATTGTTTTGCAACCAGATTCTGGGATTGCATCTATCAGCGCAACTGGCGCTTTAACAATTCCCGTTGGAACAACCGCTCAACGACCAGCAAGTCCTGCCTCTGGTATGACTCGCATGAACACTACGACTGGCTTTCCAGAGTGGTATGACACAGTCACATCTAATTGGGTGCAATTTAACAGCGCCCCAACTTATACGATTGAGTATTTGAATGTTGCTGGTGGTGCAGGAGGCGGAAATAATGCAGGTGGTCATGCAGGTGGTGGCGGTGGTGCTGGCGGTTATTTGGCGACATCTGTATCTGGCGTATCACCATCACAGACATATACGATTGTTGTTGGAGCGGGTGGGGCAGGTGGTGGAACAAGCGGAACTGGACAAGGTTTTAATGGAACAAACTCATCTATTTCAGGCCCCGCTATATCATCAACCTCAACAGGAGGTGGAGGTGGTGGTGGTGTAAATAACTTTGTACCCGGCACTGCTGGCGGCTCTGGTGGCGGCGGTTCTGGTCGTGGAAATACGGCTGGAGGTGCTGGAACTGTAGGTCAAGGTTTTGCTGGTGGATTTTCAGACCCAGACAACGCACCCGGTGAAAACGCTGGTGGTGGAGGTGGTGGTGCATCCGCAGTAGGTAGCAATGGTCAATGGAATAACGGTGGTATTGCTCGTGGTGGCGATGGCGGTAATGGTTTGAATTGGCAATCACTAGGTACTTACTATGCAGGCGGTGGTGGTGGCGGAGTTTCAAGCAACCAACCGGGCGCAACTTATCAAAACTCTTCTGGCGGTTTAGGTGGGGGAGGTACAGGTGGTACAGGCAACATGAATGGAATGACCGCAGGAACCGCCAATACTGGTGGTGGAGGTGGTGGCACTGGAGAGTCGGGAAACGGAGCCGCAGGCGGTTCTGGTATTGTGATTCTTCGCTATTTATCAGCAAGCCAGCGAGGAAATGGGGGAACTGTGACAAATTCTGGTGGATATTACTATCACACCTTTACGACTAGCGGGACTTACACATCGTGATTACCCACGCTTTATTCCCTACTGCTGTTACTTTTGAAACTCTTGAGCGTGAATTCACTCAAGAGGAAAAAGCATTTTTTGAAAAAATTTCAAAAGACACAAATAAAATTATTGGGAATTCTACAAGCAACAATACTTATGTTTTGGATGAGCCTGAGATGGCTGAATTAAAGTCATTCATAGGGCAAGGTGTGGCAAAGTACATCTCTCTTATCTGCCAACTTGCAGATGGTCACCAAATTGAGATTACTCAGTCTTGGCTAAACTACACCGAAAAAGGTCAGTTCCATCATAAGCACCGTCATCCAAACAGTTTTCTGTCTGGTGTGTTTTATATCAATGCAAAAAAAGATTTTGACAAGATTTATTTATTCAAGGACGAATTTAAGCAAATCAAGCCTGAGATAAAAGAGTTCAATATGTTTAACTCTGATTCTTGGTTTTTTAGTGTGGAGTCCATGCAGTTAGTTTTGTTTCCATCAAGCCTTGAGCATATGGTGCAGACTGTTGAGTCTGATGAAACACGAGTGAGTTTGGCTTTCAACACATTCTTTAAAGGAACTATTGGTTCTAATAAAGGATTAACAGAATTGAAGATTTGAGGAAAAGAACATGACATCAATCATCAAAGCAGACGACGGAGTTGTATCCGGCGTCACTGGTGTAACGACTACATCTGACAACAGCGGAACGCTAGAGTTTCAAGCAACAAGCGGCATTGTTGAAATGGACAATGTTACTGGTGCTTTGGCTATGCCCAAAGGCACTACTGCACAACGACCAGCATCACCAATTACTGGTCAACAAAGATGGAACACAACAACTTCCTCAATGGAGGTTTATGACGGAACTAATTGGGTTCTAGTTACTTTAACTTCATACAATTACACGGTAAATTTCCTTGTAATTGCTGGAGGCGGAGGCGGTGGCGCTGTTCGTGGAGGTGGCGGTGGTGCTGGTGGATACAGAACTTCTGCTGGAACATCTGGTGGGGGCGGCTCTGCTGAATCTTCAATTACTGTGGGGGCTGGCACAAGTTATGCAGTCACTGTTGGCGCTGGCGGTGCTGGCTCAACCTCAGAGAACAATAAAGGAACTAGCGGCTCAAACTCTATATTTAGCACCATAACTTCAACAGGTGGTGGTGGTGGCGGTTCGGCAAATAATAGAGAAGGCGTTGCTGGTGGCTCTGGTGGCGGGGTCTCTCAAGTTAATACACTACCAGTCGCCGCAGGTACTGCTGGTCAAGGATACGCTGGAGGTCTTGGTTTTGACGGTGGTGGTTCAAACGAAGGTGGTGGTGGTGGCGGTGGTGCTGGCAGTGTTGGTGGTAATAGGGCTAACGCTGGAGCGGCGGGCGCTGGCGGTAGCGGAGTTTCATCAAGCATCACTGGCTCGGCTGTAACTCGCGGAGGCGGTGGCGGTGGTGGTGACAATGGTTACTCACGAGGGCCGGGTGGTTCTGGCGGTGGTGGTGATGGTGCATCAACTAATGGAGGAACCACCGCTGGTGCCGGAACAGCCAATACTGGCGGCGGAGGCGGCGGAGGCGGTCAAGTATCAACTGCACAAGTAAACGGCGCACAAGGTGGTTCTGGCGTTGTGATTATTTCTTATGCTGGCGCACAACGAGGTACTGGCGGAACTGTCACAACATCAGGTGGTAATACCATTCATACTTTTACTTCATCTGGCACTTACATTGCCTAATCAATCTTTTTAAGGAGCAATCAACATGGCACATTTTGCAAAAGTAGTCGACGGTAAAGTCTCTCAAGTCATCGTCGCTGAACCTGAATTCTTCCAAACCTTCGTGGACTCAAGCCCCGGCGAGTGGATTCAGACCTCGTACAACACACATGGTGGCGTTCACAAGAACGGTGGCACTCCATTGCGTAAGAACTACGCAGGGATCGGCTACACCTACGACCGCACTCGTGATGCGTTCATCCCTCCTCAACCCTTTGCTTCATGGACTCTCGACGAGCAAACTTGCTTGTGGAATGCACCAGTGGCTATGCCTGCTGATGGCAAGTTCTACAACTGGGATGAGGCTACAACTGCTTGGGTTGAAGTTCCTGCACAAAAATAATTAAGGAGACCGCGTCATGGCGCAAATAATTTCAGGAACCGATGGAACGGTGTTTTCGTCATGGACGACTGCTGGTCGCCCTGTTTCTCCTTCTGTGGGCCAGCAAGGCTATAACACTACCCTTTCGTCAATGGAGTATTGGAATGGCACTCTTTGGGCGCAATTTGGTCAATCATCCGCACCATCAGTAACTTATTTGGTTGTTGCGGGTGGAGGTGGCGGTGGTAGAAAAGGTGGAGGTGGTGGAGCAGGTGGATACCAAACATCTACTTTAGCCGTTGCATCAGGTTCTGCTTTAACTGTTACTGTTGGGGCAGGTGGCGCAGGCTCCAGTTCAACTGGCGCAAAAGGTGTAAATGGTTCTGATTCTGTTTTTTCATCAGTAACTTCAACTGGAGGCGGGGGCGGAGGTTCAGACCAAACAAGTTTCCAAAATGGAGCAAATGGTGGTTCTGGAGGTGGTGCGGCTGGTGGTGGATATTCTCCATCTGGTAGTGGCGGCTCTGGAACTGGAGGTCAAGGAAATGCTGGCGCAGGAAATATTGGAAGTTCTCCATTTAACGGAGGTGGCGGAGGTGGCGCTGGCGCGGCTGGTTCTACAAACGGCAACGGTGGTAATGGTTCAGCATCTTCTATATCAGGCTCTTCTGTAACTTACGCAGGTGGTGGAGGTGGCGGTGGAGACACTTCTCCTAGTGGCACTGGTGGAACTGGTGGTGGTGGAGCGGGTGGAGCGGGTGGCGGTGCATCTGTAGCGGGAACGGCTAATACAGGCGGAGGCGGAGGTGGAGGTGGTAATGCTTCAAATGGCTCTGCTGGAGGCTCTGGAATTGTTATTATTTCCTACGCTTCATCTTACAAACTTGCTACATACACTGGGACTTGCACTCAAACAACCTTTGGTGGAAATTACATCTTCACTTTTACAGGCTCTGGAACAATCACTTTCTAAGGATAAAAAATGGAAAAACTACAAATTTCCGCACAACTTCTCAATTCACTTATTGGCTATCTAGGCACTCGTCCCTACCAAGAAGTTTTTCAATTGGTAGAGGCATTGCAAGCAGAGGCAAAGAACCAGCCAGTGGCGGAGAAAGCCGCTGAATAATGGACGAAGTTCACGAACTTGCCACTGACACTGACAAGCGATTGAGCGTCCACGAGGCGGTCTGCGCACAGCGTTACGAAGGCATCCAAAATCGCTTTGACGACGGTTCTAAGCGCATGAACAGGATTGAATACCTCTTGTATGGGGTGATTGTGTGCGTGCTGTTTGGCCCCGGTGTCGCTGGCGAACTTATTAAAAAGGTGTTTGGATTATGAATTGGAGCGATGTACTAAAGGCGGTAATCCCAGTGATCGTGGCGTCACTTGCTTGGCTGTTAGGGCAGGTCGCTGATTTTTCAACTCGATTGACAAAGATCGAGGGGGCAATGCCAGCCTTGATCACAAAGGAGGGCGTCCCAACAGACAGTCCTATTTCTGCGGAGCGTCGCGCAAGTCAAAAAGAACAGTTGATGATGCATATTAACGAATTGCAGGTCAAGGTTCGTCTGCTTGAAGAACGCGAAAAACTGGGGAAAAAATAATGTTTGAAATGCTCGGCGGTGGAATTATTGGCTCTCTGCTTGGTGGTGTGTTCCGCCTTGTTCCTGAAGTCATCAAGTACTTCGATAAGAAAAATGAGCGCCAGCACGAGTTGGCAATGTTCGACAAGCAGTGCGACCTTGAAAAGGTGCGCGGTCAGATCAGACTTGAAGAGATCGGCGCCCAGCGTGACATGGCCGTCGATGTCGGCGTCATTGATGCCTTCAAGGCCGCTATCGACCAGCAGACCGAGATGGTCAAGGCCGCAGGGGGCTGGGTGGCCTCTCTGAGCGCTTCTGTGCGCCCGATGATGACCTACTACCTCCTGCTTCTTTACGGCGTCGCTAAGACCGCCGCAATCGTTTTGGCGTACCTTGCAGGCCAGCCTATGCTGGAAGTCTTGAAAGAGGCTTGGTCTGTTGACGACATGGCCCTGTTGTCTGGCGTTGTCAACTATTGGATTCTTGATAGGACACTGGCAAAGCGTGGACTTGCATGAACTTAGACATCGCGACCGAACTTTGCCGGAGGTTCGAGGGTTATAAGGCTAAACCCTACCTCTGCCCCGCTGGCGTGCCCACGATTGGGTACGGCTCTACCTTCTACGGTGACGGTCGCAAAGTCACGCTACAAGACCCGCCCATGGATGAACCCACGGCGCGGGCTTTGCTCGTTTCTGAACTGATGCATCGATATGCCCCCGGGACGATTCGGCAGTGCCCGATTCTCCTGACAATTGCTATGCAGACAAATGATTGGGGCAAACTGAATGCCATTGTGGATTTTGCGTACAACCTTGGTGTCGGCAGGTTACAGACCAGTACGCTCAAGCGCAAAATCAATGAACAAGATTGGGAAGGTGCCAAAGAGCAGTTGATGCTTTGGACTAGGGGAGGTGGCAAAGTTTTGCCGGGCCTCGTGAAACGCCGTCAGGCGGAGTGCGCTGTGATGTAAATAGCGTTGTCAATATGGAAGCCGAGGTTTACAATGAAAGATAAGCCCGTATGGGAAAAGAAGCGCCCAAAATCGCTGGGGAAGCCGAAGGAGTTGAGTCCTAATCAAAAAAAAGCCGCGAAGGCTTTTGCCCAGAAAACAGGAACAAAATACCCATCGCTCGTCGCGAATATGGCAGGTGCTAAAGCCAAGAAAGGTGGTTGGTAATGGCCGTCGTGATGACATACAACTCGCTCGTAACAGACATCCAGCAATATCTGGAGCGTACTGACGCCGAGACGATTGCCAAGATTCCTACCTTCATCATGTTGGCGGAGCAGGTTATCGCCGCAGAGATCAAGTTTCTCGGCAACCTGACGGTGAACACCAGCAACATGGTGCAGAGCCAGCCTGTCATCGAAAAGCCCGCCCGGTGGCATAAGACCGTGTCAATGAATGTGACTGTCGCAGGTGTTAGACAGCCCATTCTCTTGAGAAAATACGAATACCTGCGCGAGTACTGGCCCAACCAAACCTTGGAAGGCGTCCCGGCTTACTACGCAGACTATGACTACACCCACTGGCTTGTTGCTCCGACCCCTGCGTCGGCGTACTCCTTTGAGGTTCTCTATTACGAGCGCGTCCAGCCTCTGGATGTGTCCAATCAAACCAACTGGTTCACCCAGTACGCACCCCAAGCATTGCTCTACGGCTCCCTGTTGCAGGCCATGCCGTACCTCAAGAACGACGAGCGCATTGCTATGTGGCAGGCTCAGTACGACGGCATCATGAAGGTGCTGAAGACTGAAGACATCCAGCGTATTGGAGACCGACAAGCGGCGGTACTTGACACATGAGTTATGTTTCCCCATTCACGGGCGATGTCATACAGCCCACCGATGTCTCGTACCGGACGGTAGCACTGTCGGCCAATACTCAACTGAATTGGCCTTCTAACAGCACCACCGCAACCGACTTCATCGCTCGAATCATGCAGGTCAACGCCTCATCGGCTGGCTTGCAATTGCGCGTGCCTGCCGCAAACGAAGCGTCGGTCGGTGAAGACTCGCTGATCCGAAATGTTGGCTCAAACTCGTTTACTGTTACAACCTTCGGTGGTGCGTCTACGATCATCACGGTTGCGCCGGGTGAAGCCAAGTACATCTACATCACTGACAACAGCACGGTCGCTGGTGTATGGGGCAACATCGCTTTTGGTGCAGGCTCTTCGTCTGCTGATGCGGCAACGCTTGCCGGGTATGGCTTGCTTGCAATCAGCACCACGCTAAATCAAAGCCACCCGACCTCGGCTCTGACCAACGGTTATACATATCTTGCCGCAGACCGCGCCCAAACCAAAATTTGGTCAAGCGGTTCTGGCACTTCTACACTACCTCTTGCATCGTCATTGGGTGATAACTGGTTCACGCTATTTAAGAACAACGGCACTGGAACCATGACCATTGGGACGACATCGTCCGAATTGATTGATGGCCTGACCACAAAGACATTCCAGCCCGGCGATGCCGCGTTCATCATTTGTACTGGGTCTACCTATGTGACTGTAGGCTATGGCGCCAACACGACCTTTGCGTTTACTGCATTGGTCAAGCCTGTAGTCTCTGGAACTTATACGCTGACAACCAGCGAAGCGCAGAATGTGATCCAAGAATATGTTGGATCGCTCTCTGGCAATGTAATTGTGGTGTTCCCACAGGTGGTGACCTTGTATGTGATCTCAAACCAGACCACAGACAACGGCTTCACGCTAACAATTAAGACCAGCGCGGCAGGCGCGTCGACCACAACAATTCCTCCGGGCCAGCAAGCAACGCTAGTGTGCGACGGCGTGAACTTCTTCAACGCCAATACCGTGCAGGCTGGTGCAACATCTTTGAACCTAATTAACGGTACGGTCGGAACTCCGGCTATTAACTTTGCCGCCGAAACAAATTCGGGTATGTATCGTCCCGGTATCGGTCAGGTTGCTTTTGCAATTTTAGGAAGCCAGATTCTCAACATCTTGGCTACTGGTATCTCTGTCACTGGTGAAGGCAAATTTAGCGGTGGCGTTAAAGGCGGGACATTCTGATGACACAAAAAGTCTTTGCTCTTGACACCAAGCCGGGCATCCAGCGCGACGGTACTATCTTCGACAAGGAGTTCTACAACGACGGTCGCTGGGTTCGTTTCCAGCGTGGCCGTCCTCGCAAGATTGCCGGGTATCGCGAGATTGTCAACGACATGGCTGGCCCATCTCGTGGCATCTATGTGATCCCTGAGAACAATTTCAATAACATCTACAACGGTTATTCTGATGGCCTGCAATTAATCCCAATCAACAATGTGGGTATCGGCTCCGGTGTTACTGATCTGACGCTTTCTGACTTCACGCCAAGCCAATACAACCTGTGGCAGTTTGACTCTTTGTTTGACACCTCTGGTGGCGGCGATGAATTGATTGTTGTTCATCCCGGACAGAATTTGTTGTTGATTGATAGTTCTACAAATACTCCGGTGCTTTCTGGCTCGACCTCTGGCACAACCTTCTCGGCAATCGGCGTCTTCACTGTTGCCGCAACACTAAATTCAACTGCCACGGTAACGGTAGCAAATACCAGTCTGTTGGCCGCAGGTCAATCTGTGACCGGAACAGGGATACCTGCTAACACAACGATTGATTCAGTCACCAATACAACAACTTTTGTGTTGAGCGCCCCTGCAACGATTACTGGTGCCTCTACGCTAACCATTGACAACAATGTGGATGTCTCTGGTGGTGTGGTGGTGTTGCACCCATATGTCTTTGTGTACGGAAACAATGGACTGATTCGCAACTGCGCCGCAGGCAATCCAAACGATTGGGTCTCCGCTGACTCCAACGAGACCAATGTGGCCTCTACCAAGATTGTCAAGGGCTTGCCAGTGCGAGGCGGCTCGAACGCCCCGTCCGGTTTGTTTTGGTCTTTAGACTCATTGATCCGTGTGTCGTACAACCCGACCACCATCACGGTGGGTGGCACGCCTCAAACTTTCTTCTGGCGCTATGACATCATCTCTTCTCAGTCTTCTATTCTGTCAAGCCAGTCTGTAATTGAGTATGACGGTATCTACTACTGGGCTGGTGTTGACCGCTTCTTGCTTTACAACGGTGTTGTAAAAGAGATTCCAAACACATTCAATCAGAACTACTTTTTTGACAACCTGAACTACGATCAGCGTCAGAAGGTCTATGCAACCAAGGTTCCTCGCTTTGGTGAAATCTGGTGGTTCTTTCCGTCTGGCAATTCAACCGAATGCAATGATTGCGTGATCTACAACATCCGCGAAAACTGCTGGTATGACCTTGGTGAAGCCTTGGGCGCCCGTCGCTCTGCCGGGTTTTTCTCTCAAGTGTTTCACTACCCCATCAATGGTGGATGGGAGACCAACAGCGTTGGTGGCGTCAATGCGTTCACCTTGACTTCTGGCGGAACTTTGTACACCAACGGCACCTATCTTGCTCAACCATTGACTGGCGGTACAGGAACTGGAGCAACGGCTGACATCACAGTTGCTGGCGGTATTGTGACTTCTGTCGTGATTGTGAACCGTGGACAGAACTACACCGTGGGCAATATTCTGTCTGCATCTATTCCGGTGGGTTCTGGCTTTCAGATCACGGTCAATACCTTGATGAACTTTGTAAGTCTCTGGCAACACGAGATTGGTACTGACGCCGTGCAGGGCGCGACATCAAACGCCATTGAGTCTTACTTTGAGACCAATGACCTTGGCTGGGTATCTGGTGGCCCATCGCAACCGTCTCCTGTTGGTGAGAACCGTTGGCTTCGCATTGAGCGCGTCGAGCCTGACTTTTTGCAGACCGGGAATATGGAGTTGTACATCACTGGTCGTCCTTTTGCTCAGTCAACTGACGAGACATCTACGGCATATGTCTTTGCGCCCAGCACCAATAAAATTGACATGAAAGAACAGCGTCGTGAACTTCGTGTGAAGTTTGTCAGCAATGTGGCTGGCGGCGACTATCAACTCGGCAAGGTCTTGCTGAATGCGACTATCGGAGATGTCCGTGGCTACTAATCAGTCGCTTCTCTATGACCCCCGATACCAAACATTTGAGGACTGGGCATCCCTCATGTGTGAGCAGTACGCGGCTCAACAACTCTCTATTCCATCATCCGGCACAGACTGGAAGGTTTGGGGGGCTGGGCTGTTGGCAATTGATGTCTTTACAAACGAAGCGGCTCCTGATCCTTACCTGTACGATGATTGGAAAGATTGGGCGGCGGCTCTTTTAGCGGCGATGAATCCATGATAAATTTTATTGAACTGTTCAACATGGTTTCGCAAGTGTCTCGTCCGGCTCACGCCAAAGAGGCTCCTGCGACATCCATGGAAGACAAATTGGCGGACATAGGAATTGATAGCCTTGATGGCTTGATCATGACGATGTACTTTTGCGAACTCTACGGAATTCCAGAAGACGACGAAACCAAAGAGTGGCATCCGACCTCCGTTCAGGAGGTTTTCGATTATCTGATCAAGCGTAAAACGCAAGAGCCAGAATCAATCGAAGCGGCGAAAGAGGCGATCAAATGATCTACCTCACCCACTACCGCACAGCGGCCACATCCAATGTGGAACTCTTTGAGGACATTGTGTTTCCCCAGAGGGTTCACTGGTTCCCTGAGACCTACAACCGCACGCAGACTGGGATGTTCTATGTTCCGCACAAATTGGCCGAGAAGGTGCTGGACGCCGATCTCATCAAGTATCTGCGCGAGAACCAAGTCGGCAAGACGGCGTTCATCCTTGCTGGTGGCAACGCACACTTTGCTGGTATCGGCCAAAGGGCATACAACAGCCGCCTGACCTATACCTACAAATTCCTGCCCTTCACGCTGACTCAAGTCTACGCTGGCCGTACCGCTCAGTCTTTTGGTGACATGGACTTAGTAACCACTGATGCATCGGCCTGCGCCAGCAGTCTAAAAGTGATGATGGATGTCGAGGTGCTGATGAAGCACTACGGCTTTGAGCGCGTTATTGTCCTGACGGTTGAAGACGGCGTGTCAAACGCTGTGTTGGAGTTCTTTGGTGAGTCCCGGGCTGTTTTAACGGCCAAGGAAGAGACCGAGACCGGGGTCAATCCTTCGGCATTCGATAGCAAGAATCGCGGCTTCTATGTGGGTCAGGGCGCCGCCCTAGCGGTCTTTGAGAGCGAGTGGGCCGTCAACAAACTAAACCGCGACCCCCTAGCCCGTCTTGTGGGGGCCTATAGCGCCTCTGAAGCGTCTACCAATGCGATTGGGCAGTGTGAGGACGGCCAAGGCTTTACGAAGGCTATAGAGGGCACCTTGCGCTACAGCGGAGCATTGCGTCAGGACATCAAGATTGTCAAAGCGCATGGCACCGGAACCGAGTCAAACAATAAAGCAGAGAAGGCCGCGATCATGAGTGCGGGCCTATCAGATTTCGTTGTGACCTCTTACAAACAAAAAATAGGTCACACAATGGGTTCCTCTGGACTGCTGGAATCATTATTATTGCTGGAGGATATAAAAAAGGGATTCGTTCCTCCAATCGAAAATCGAACCGAATCCGATTCGGTTTTCTTGTCGGAACCAACGAAGCCACCAAAAGGGCTGGTGCTGAGTCTGGCGGCTGGGATGGGAAACATCTACAGCGCCGCAATATTTGAGGGGCTATGAAATGCTGGTAAATAGTAAAGAAAAACAACTTGGTGAGCAGGCGATCCTGATGATTGCCGCTGAAGAGACCAAGTCAAAATATTCTGCCGCGCAGGTGTACGCCGCGCTGGTTGCCGAAATGAATCTGCGTGGCACGACCACCTATCGCGCTGGCAACACTATTTTTATGATGCATCACGCCAAGGGCCGCGTAGGCACTTTCCGCGCCCTCAATGCCGACACTGCCCGCAATTATTTGGAGAACTCCTACGAGTTTATTCAAGCCGCATACAAGATGGGTTTTGACACTCTAATGACCGAGTTTGAAGACCCGACCATTATCAACATCTTCAAAGCCATTTCGCGCAACCCTCCCCGAGAGCAAATGGGCTACAAGGCCGAGAAGACTCAGACCGGGTATCGCGTCACCGTGAAACTTGGGCCAAAGCGGGAGGCTAAAGAATGAGCGCAGTCGTAAGTTTTGTTTCGGATGTTGTTGAGAGCGTCGTTGACGCTGTCGGTGATGTAGTTGATACCGTCGTCGATGTTGTAGAGGACGCGGTTGAATTTGTTGGCGACACCGTAGAGGCTATTGTTAATGACCCTCTTCCAACGCTGTTATCCATCGCTGGATCGTTTGTAGGTATTCCTCCGCCCGTGACCATGGCCGCCGTGACTGCGGCTCGTGGCGGCGACCTTGAAGACATCGTGCTGTCTGCTGGTGTGGCATATCTTGCCCCGCAGGCAAGCAACGCTCTGTCGTCTACTTTGTCGTCAACCATCGGAGGCGGAATCATCAATCAAACCGTATCCGATATTGTTGTTGATGGCGTGAGCAAGGGCCTTGTAAGTGGCACTATTGCTGAGATACGCGGCGGCGACTTTGAAGACGGCTTTGCTGGTGGATTTACTGGTTCTATTGTGAATTCGTCTGTTGGCGAGTTTACCAATGAATTTATTTCTCCCGGCGTACAAGATATGCTGGCTGATTCCGGATTAGATACCAGCACGATCAACTCAATTGTCAAAGAGGGCACACGGGCTGTGTCCGCTGGATTGACCGCAGAGATTACTGGCCGTGGCGACTTTGATGATGCGTTCATCAACAGCGTTCAAAACTCGACCATCAATGTTGGAACCAACTACGCCGTCAATACGATTGGTGATCAGTTCCGCTCGACCGAAGAAGGTCTGCAAACTGTAGAGAGAGAAAAAGAAGGCGAAAGCGATCTACTTAACTTCGACGATTATTTTGCGCTTGATACAACCCGCGATACCGACACCACTGGTGCGGGCATCGTTGACTCTTTGGTTGAAGAAGTTGCTGTGTCTGACACAGGCACCGACAGCGGCGCGACCACTGACACGCTTGCAACCACTGGCATTGGCTCAACTGATTTTGGTAATCTTGAAACCACCTTTGGCTCAAAGAGTTTGGGGTCTGCTACCAACATTGACAGTTTGCTTGCAAGCACTGACGCAACTGAAATCATCGACGAGTTTGGTGGTGATGACGAGCCTCAAGGTTCTGTAACTGTAGAGGGTTTGCCGGGTGATGTTCAAGACTTGTATGCTGAGTATGGCATCGGTGATCAAGCAGAAGAAACTCCTGTAGAGGTTGCAAAAGAAACCGACTACGCCGACTACATCCCTACTGTCACTCAGACTGATGCACAAGAACCTATTGGCGGCTTGACCACAATCAAGGCCGCAACAGAGTTGCCATCCGACATCACTGAAGAAGACATTGTGTTCTCTGGTGGCAAGGCTGACATTGATTCGGAAGAAAGTCTTGCAGATAAAAGTCAAGTGCTGGCTACTAAGAAAGCCGTTGACCCTTATGCTGGACTGGATGAGGGCATCACCAGCCTTACTGAAGACGGCACAGTTGATGTTGCTGGAGGTAAAACCCCGAACATCATTGATGGCGGCTTAAATGTCTTGAGCGACCTTGCAGGTAGAACTGGCTTGGTGGATAGCGGTGGCGGTATGTCAACTGACAAGTTGGTCACTGGCGCACTCAATCAATTCTTGCGGCCAGCAATCAAGACTGGTTTGACAAAAGCAATCAAGGGCACACCTACAAAGACGCTTGTCAAGAGACCAGTGCAGAAAAAAGCACCGCTTACTGCATTGCAGGCTCAAAAAGTTCGTGGAGCAACACAGCCCCAACAGGCTCCTCGAAGCATTGATATGAGCAAGATCACTGGCAAACCTGTTGCCAAGGTCGCGCCACCTAAGAAGGTTGATGTCAAGACTCTGACACCGATCACCAATGTGGCAAGCCTCTCTTCAATTCTGTCTGGCGGCAAAGGATAAAACATGGCAATTCTAAAAAAACGCCGTTCACAGGCAAACCTCCCAGAGGTCACATCCGATAAGGGTGTGATCGTTTCGCGTCCGGGTGACAAGTTAACCAGCAAGGTTTCAAAGCCGCTGATGAGTACATCCGGCACCCCTGCTGGTCGTTTGACTAGCGCAGTCAAAGGTGAGGCTGTATCTACTCCCAAGGTTGGTGGTGGCGCTAATGTTACGCCCGCAAAGACTGCGGCCACAAAGACTGCTGGTGCGGCCAAGCCTGCTTTAACTTCTGTTGTTGGTTCTCCTAAGAGCATCACCAACAAAACAACGGGCGCGACTCGTCCTACTGTTTCGACTACTCAAGGAAAAACTGGAAGCACTTCTGGTTTGACAAGCGCAATCACTGGCGCTTTGACTGGTGCGGCTTTAGGTGTTGGAACTAAAGCCGTTTACGACAAACTGACTGGCACCAAGAAGGTTGTTGATGCATCCAAGGTTCCCGGCGGAACCACTAAACCGGGCGGTACAACCACCAAACCCGGCGGGACGACAACAAAGCCCGGCACCAATGTCGGAACTCCTCCTTTTGTGCCCGGTGGCACAACCAAGCCGGGAGGGACTACAACTAAGCCCGGCGGTACTACGACCAAACCCGGTGGAACAACCACTAAGCCCGGTGGCACTACAACCAAACCGGGTGGTACGACTACCAAACCGGGTGGCCCAACCAAGCCTACTACTGGTGGCCCCAAGCCTCCCGTCACGCCTAAAGGCCCAACCAAACCCGGCGGCTCTACTGGTGGTACTGGCGGAACTAAACCGGGTACTGGCGCGTCTGGGTTTCCTGTTGGCGTCAATCCAAATGCAACCGCAAACGAGGATGGCACTTACACCGAGACATTTGATGACGGCTCGACGATCACTTATGACGCCGATGGCAACATCATGTCAACGACTGATGCCGAGGGTACTGAGACCGCAACAAACGATGACGGCACCACAACTTATACCTACGATGACGGCTCAACTGTTACCGTTGATGCAAACGGCAATGTGATCTCTTCCACTGAAGCGGAAGATGAATTTGCGGCTGACTCTACCGACACTAAAGTTGATGAAGACGGCAACACTGTCTACACCTATGACGATGGCTCAACCATAACCATTGACGAGGATGGCAATGTTATTTCCAGTACTGACGCCACAGACTTTGAAGAAGATGTTGTTGCTGAGGACGAGGTAACAGAAGACGAGGATGTTCTTGCCGAGGGCGCGACTGACGAAGAACTTGAAGAACTTGGTTACTACGAAGACGAGTACGGCAACATCTACGACAACAGTGGCGAGTTGGTTTATGCCGCCGATGACTACTACACTGATGAAGAAATTTCCGATTACATCTACACAGATGAATACGGCAATGAATACGACTACTACGGCAATATTGTGTCTGAGGCCGATCACTCCGACTACTTGTATACCGATGATGAAGGCTATCAGTACGATTGGGACGGCAATGTCGTGTTTGATCCTTATGCTGGCGCAGAAGATGAATACTATTACGATGAAGAAATAACATACCCCGAAGACGAGTACGCTGAAGGAGAGTCTTATGACTACGGAGAAGAAGACTATTCTGATTTGGATGATTGGTGGGGTAAAAAAGGAGGTCTTGTGGCACTAATGAAAGACGGTGGGGTGCCCCACTTTGACGAAGGCGGCGAGGTCGAGATGTTTGACGACGGCTCCTATATCGTTTACTACGAAGACGGTTCGTCTATCACTTACGATGATTCCGGAGAAATCTATGATGTAACCGGAACCGAATCCGGTGACAGCATGGCCGAGTATGCGCTTGACAATATGCAGATGCGTACATCTACAACTGGCTCTGATGAAGTCGCTGAAGAAGAGGTTGCTGAAGAAGAGACTGGTGAAGACTCCCGCTATTCTGTTGGCAACATTCAATACTTTGATGACGGCTCGTACATTCAGACTTTTGATGATGGCTCAACAATGACTGTTGATAGCGATGGAAATGTCTACGCTACAACCGACGCCCCTGACTACAGCGTAACTGGCGCTGGTTCTGGTTCTGGCCGCACCAATTACTACAACACGCAAACTGGGTCAGAACGCGCAAGGGAGGCGGCTGAACAAAAACAATTGGAGACAAAGTCTAAATCTGCTATAGACGAGTTGATGGGCAGTATCACTGGCTCTGGTTACCTTGGTGCTGGTGCCGCTGGCGCTGTGCTTGGCGCATTGCTTGGTAACTCCGACCTGTTCTCTGGTGGCTCTGGTACGCAGAACCAAGGCATCGATATGTCTAAGGTTGGCGTAATTCCTGCCCGCACCACTGAGTTTGGTGTTGGCCCCGCAAACTATGTGACTTACGATCAGTACGCCGCTCGTGATGAGATGCCCGACATCTATGGCGACGAGTTGTATCGCAATCTAAATGCACCGGGCTTTAATCCTGTCAACGAAGGAGACTATGGATATGAAGAATCTGAAGCAGAAACTGAAGACAATACTGAGCAGGCTCCAGCAATGGCTGACGGCGGCTTGGCAGGCGGTTACTACACTTTTGGCAAAACTGTTGACCCGCTTCAAAACCTAACTAACCCACGCCCTGCCCAACAAACGCAGGTTCCTCAAATGGCGGGCGGATTGCCTCGTGCAGGTGGGTTGCCAAACTCTCCGGCCATGGTCTCACCGCAACAACCTTCTACACAGCAACAGATGCCACAGCAGGTACAAATGCCTCCCGCAATGAAGCGCGGTGGCTTGCCTGCGGTATCCAATGTGCCATTGGCTGAAGGTCGTTTGGACTTCCGCAAAGGTTCCGCTGTTCATGGCCCCGGCGATGGACAGTCTGACGACATCCCCGCTATGCTGGCGGATGGCGAATATGTAATTGACGCAGAGACCGTGGCTCAAATTGGTAACGGGTCAACAAAAGCAGGGGCACAGGCTCTTGATAAGTTCCGCGAAAACATCCGCGCACACAAGCGCTCTGCGCCTCTGAACAAAATCCCGCCGAAGACAAAGGCGTTGACCTCATACCTGAAGAAAGGAAAATAAAATGGCTGGACTTTTTCAAGGTGATCCGTTACCAGCGCTAACAAAAACCACGGAGCAACAACAGGTTGCCCCAGAGTTTTATACCAATTACCTTCAGGACATTGCAAACCTAGGTCAAAACGCTGTTCAACAGGGTGGCGTTGCTGGCTTCTCGCCACTGCAACAGCAGGCTCTATCCATGGCGCCCAATGTGGCGTTCTCTGGAGCAGGTTCTCTGGGCGCGGCGTCTCAACTACTTGGCGAGGCTGGCGCTACAACGATGCCTGATGTTGTTGCGGACTACATGAACCCGTACACCAGTTCCGTGGTGAACGAGATGGCCCGCTTGCAACAGCGCAACATCCGTGAGAATGTATTGCCGAACCTCGGCGGTGCGGCTGTGGGCACGGGTCAGTTTGGTTCACGCCGTCAGGCTCAGGTAACTGGGCAGGCTTTGCGTGACCTCCAGTCTGATCTTATTGGCAAGCAGATGGGCGCTCTACAACAGGGCTACACCGAAGCGGGTAAGTTTGCGCAGACTGATCTTGAGCGTGCGCTCAATGCTGGTCGCTCATTCACATCGCTGGGCCAAGAGCAACAGCAACTTGGTGTTGGTGGTTTGAAGACTTTGTTTGATTACGGTGGTCAAGAACAGGCCCTCGGCCAAAAAATGCTTGACTACCCTATGGCGCAGACACAAGCCTTTGCAAAACTCTTGCAAGGCTATCAAGTGCCAACCGGAACCGTACAGCAGACCACTGGCTCAGAAGGCTACAGCAATGCACCTCTGGCGCAGATTGCTGGCCTCTTGCAAGGTTTGGGTGCATTCTTGCGCTCAGAACCCGGCAAGGCAAACGGCGGCGTGATGCGCAAAGCAAAAGGTGGCGCACTGCGCAAACAACCCATGGCGGCGACAATGGCAGGAAAAGGCCGTCGCATGAAAATGGGCGGATATGCAGACGGTGGCGCTACGCCAATCGCTTATACCGATGGCGATGGCAATATTTATGACACCGATGGAAACCTAGTGGGGTAAGAGATGGCAATACAACAACAAGCGTCACCCGGAGGTCTTAATCAAGTCGCTCGTCCTGCGGCCCCTGCCGCACCTGCGGCTCCTCCTCAGCCTCCTAAGCAGGAGAATCTTGCGGCTCGTGCCGCTGGCATGGAGCAAGAGGGAGAAGAGTCTCCACAGGATTACTTCACCAAGACTCTGGAAGAGCGTCGTCGTCAATCTGAGGCGTTGATGTCGCAGATCGAGCGGCTCAAGTCGTCTCTTGATAGCCGCAAGGGATTGCCGTTTGACCCCGTGATGATGGCTGGTGCCGCTGGTTTCTTAAAGCCAACCAAAACCGGATCGTTTGGCGAGTCGCTTGGCTATGCCGCTGAGGGTATGTCAAGCGAGGCAGAGAAAGAATTTGCTCGTCGTCAGGCCATGCAGAAACTCGAACTTGAGTTGGGCGAGAAAGGGCTTGGTCTCATGACTAAGAATCTTGAAGCCGCAGACCTCATGCGCCTGTCAGGTATGGGTGATAAAGCAATGGCCGCACCAAGAGTTGGCGCACCTGCTGGTGGCCCCGCCGGAGGCCCTGTTGGTGGCCCAGTAGGTGGCACTGCCGCTCCCGGCGCTCCCTCTGCCCCAGCCGCTGGCGGCGCACCTGCTGGCAGTGTTGGTCAGACTGGCGCACCAAACCAAATGCGTCTGCTTACCGACGCGGACATTGCTCGTGCTTACAGCATCTCAAAAGAGCATGGCGACAAGATTTCAAACCTTGCAAAGATGCAACGCGAGGACATCATCTCCACACCGGAAGGCCCGTTCTCTCGCTCACAGCAACGATACCTCGAAGTCGATCCGCATCAGACCAAAATCATTGAGCGTGACTTCGGTCGCTTCATTGGCCCGAAAAAGGTGCCCGAGCGTCTGTCACGCGAGTACGACCGCATCCGCGCTCAAGCCGTCGAGAAGGACGATCCAGAGATTGAGTTCAACTGGTTCCGTCGTCAAGGCTGGCTGGAAGGCAACATCAAACCCACGAAGGAAGAGATTGCCGCAGGCAAGGCCCCAACTACTGGCGCTGGCCCAAGCAAGCCTCCGTTGACTGTGCAAGAGCGCGAGACACAAGAGGCTCTGCGTAAGAAGCGTGGCGAGACAGAGATTGAGGAAGAGAAGACTCAGATCAGCAACATTCGCAACAATATGCAGAATGCTCGTGGCTTGACCAATATCGCTAAGGACATGACAACCTATGCGTCGTCTAATCCTCGTGCGTTCCAGTTGTTGCAAGACACGACTATCAAAGACGCAATTTTCCGTGCGGCTGAAAAAGGCATTCAGGCTGGTAACCTTGGTTCAATTAGCCTACCAACTCGTGAGTTGGAGACTTACAAACTTAGCCCGCAGGATCGTGAAGCGCTTCAGATGTTCATGCAGAAGTACGCTGAATTGACGGTGAACTTCCGTAAAGTTGCTCGTGCCCCGGGCGAAGGTGCTACAACCGAGAGCGAAGGCTTGCTCTTCTCGCAGTTGGGTGCATTGCCATCCGATACTGCGCGAGTCATCATTCTCAAGTCGCACGCCCTCGAACTCAAAGCAGAGTACGACAAGCAACTCTTCCGCGCATGGAACAAATACAAGGGTGAGAACAAGGACGCTTCCTACGGCGAATTCCTTGCGTCGGATGTCAAAGACACTCTGGACAACCAGTACGACGCGACCCTGCAAAAGGTTCGAGAGCGTAACGGCGATTTGTTTGGTGGAACTCGTCGCACAGAATCCAAGCCATCGACTTCTACGGCGCCCGCCGCACCAGCGGCTCCGGCCAATCGTCCGCCTGCGGCACCAGCGGCACCAGCCGCCGGGCCAGTGCGCATTAAAAACAAGGCTGATCCAGCGTTTAAGAATTTGCCTGTTGGCAGTGTTTACATCGATGTCGACGGTACAGTGAAAAGAAAAAAGGAAGGTGAGTAATGGCTGAACAAAAAGCACCGCCAAAACAGAGCGAAAATGTTGCCTCGTTTGTTCAGCAGTATGGCCCTATAGCCGAACGAGTTGGAACAGAAATTGGCGTAGACCCCAAGATCATTCTTGGTCAATGGGGCCATGAGACTGGCTGGGGTTCTAAAGTCATTCCGGGCACCTATAACCTTGGCAACATCAAAGACCCAAGCAACAAAGGCCAGAAGGCATACGATAAGCGCGAGAAGTCCAACGACGCATACCTGCGGTTTGAAGACCCAGAAGTGTTTGGCGATTACTACGCTGACTTTATCAAGCGGATGTACCCCAAGGCTGTAGGCGCTGGCTCTGATGTGTCCAAGTTTTCGCAAGGTCTCAATCAAGGTGTGCGTGGTGCCTATGCAACCGACGAGAACTATCCACTCGCTTTGCGATCCGCTTACACAACGGTTTCCAACATCCGCCCGGCGGGTGAGGAAGTTAACCCATTTGATCGTGTTCAACCGCCATCGACCGAGACCTTAGATGCCGCAACTGGTGATGGCGGGCCAATGCCTGAGCGTTCGCGCTCAACAGAAGACGCCGCCACAATTGGCACCCTTGTTGGTTTTGGTAAGGGTGTTTTAGAGCGCGGCGCAGAGGTCTACAAGCCTCCATCAACCGCCGCCGCAGAAGAGGGCCTTGCAAGGGCGCAGGATCGCTTCAGGATCGCTCAGGAGCGTTTGGCTAACCCGCCAGCCTCCGGAGTCAACATCGCCGATCTGGAGGCCGAATTCCAGCGTTCTCAGGGCGTTCTACAGCAAGCCGAGCGTGATTTAGGTGAGGCCCGCTCCAGAGCCGCCTCATTGAAGCCCGGTGCCGCCCCGGCTCCTGCCGCCCCCGGTGGGGGTGGTGGTATCCCAACCGATGCCCAGAACCAGCGCGTTCAATTGGGCACCGTGGATGAGTCCGGAACTACTGGTCGTCAGCGTATGGGCTTTAACGAGCGTACAGCCGCCGAAGCCGCACGCCGTGAAGAGGTTGCCAAAGTCCAGCAGGAACTTGTGCGTAAGGGCGTTTTAACTGACAAAAATGTGTTGGCCGAAGCGCCCGGCATGACCACCACCAAGGGAGGCATTCAGGTGCCTGCCAGCGCGGTCTATGAGGATGAGTTGGCCCAGCGCCAAGCCGACACTCGAACTGCAACTGAAAGAGCCGCCGCAGACGCCGAGGTTGAGCGTGTCAAGGCCGAGCAGAAGCGGGCCAGCATTGAGGCCAGCCAAAGGCGTAAAGCCGTGGATCAGGCCAAGCGGGCAGAACAACAGACCACCCAGCGTGCCACCCAGAGCGCGGCCAAAGCAGAAGATGCCTTGGCTGTAGCGCAGGCGGCGGCAGACCGCGCTCAAAAGTCTGGGCTGTCAAACTTCCAAAAGGCTGGCAAGTATGTTGCCAAGGCGCCCGTCCTATCAAATGTAGCCGGAGGTCTTGGGACTGGTTTGTCAGTTGATGAGGCCGTCAAACGGTATCAGGCTGGCGACTATTCTGGTATGGTTTTGGCTACGATTGAAGGCGCACTGGCGACTGCATCGATGGCTCCTCCAATAGGCCCTGCGGGTCTTGCGGCCAAGGGCGTGGGTACGGTCGGTGGTTTGGCTATGATTCCAGTTATGATTGCTCATGACTACTTCCGCAAGCGCGGAGCGTGGGCAGAGCCTGAGAAGGCCCCGCAGTAAAAAGTTTCTTTGCAGGAGGCAGTTGCCGCTCTCCTTCTTGACCCCTCTTCGGAGGGGTCTTTTTTATGCGCTTCCGGCAGTACAAAGCATCAGCATTGCGGTTTGCTGGTGGCGTTTTTCTGAGTCAGTCACGCCGTGGTCAAACCCCGTCTCATAAGCCGCGACAATGAACTTGGCGATGATGCACTCTTCGTTATGCACACCCTCATCAAAGGCTGTTGCCATCTGTCTGATGATGTGCATATCGATTTCAAAGTTGCCTTTGCTGTCCGTTTTCATGGCTTGATGAAGGACTGACATAGTTCACCTCGGTGGGTAATGTTCCAGTGTTTCGCCTACTACGCGGTTCATATCTTTCACCATTGCAACACAACGGGCGTGTTCTTGCTTGGCAATTTCAAGGCGGGCCACGGCAATTACATTCTCGGCAAACTGGACAATGTCCACCTCGTCAGCAAGAAGCGCGTCTTTGCGTGGATGATCGCTTTGAAAAAAGATTTGTTTGATCAGTTCTTCACTCAGCATTTTTTACTTTCCATAGTTCCCAGTTGATGATTGTGTTTCGAGAAATAACGCGCTGTGGCCCAGTGTAGGGGTTCAAGTCGCTATCAAGAAACTCTTCGACGATCATGTCCTTTTTCAAGAACAACTCGTGGCGCTCGGCCTTGAGTTTGTCGTCAAAGAGTGACCCGTCACTTGTCTTAAAGGCTTGTATTTTTTCCATGATCATTTGTGCTGATTTTTGGTTTGCCAGAAAGTCAACAACGCATGGAACATCTGCCAGCCACGAGCAAGGTCTGCCTGATCCCATTCAATGATCTTGACGAGGCCGGGCACATTGCGTGACACAAAGATGTTTGCGCATCGGGCGTCTGGCATACCCAGCCCAACACGGTAAGCAGACAACTGCACCATATGGTCGTCGTAGGCATCGACCTTGTCCGGATCAGTAAAGTCCTTGGTCTTGATGTCCACTACGATATTTTGGGCGTGCAGGTCGCACTTACCACCAAAGCCAATCTCATGACCGAAGGCGCGTTCAGCAACCCATGCCTGATGCCCAAAATAAGCCTGTAGGGCCTCCACACAGCCCTTGACATGGTCTTGGTGCTTCTCGGCCTGTACTCCCTCGTAGAACGACTGTATCGAAGCGTGGATGTCGGTGCCAAGGTCAGCGGCGGCGCGGCCCTGTTCCTTTGAATCATCCATGATGCGGGCGATCCACTCATCCTCCGGCTCGTCTGGGCGCCTTGGAAGAGTCAATGCCGCCAGCAGTACCTGCCGCTGGAGCCACTGGTTCAGCGCTGGTTTGGCGGCGACATTCAGCACTGTGGTCACTGAGGGAATTAGGCCCTCCTTGCGTGCGTCACGAAGGGTCGTGTTGCGCTCCTTGCCGTTGGCCCCCACCACGGTATACCGGGGCACGCCGTCGCGGGTGTACCAGTGATTTGATTCGCTGGCGCGGGGTTCTTTTGCTGTAACCATTACTTTCTCCTTGCTGGGCGACCGGGGCGTTTTTTAGGCGTCCCGTCTTTTTTCAGGCCATACTTGGTCTGAGGGGCTGGCGCCGCCTGTGGTTGTAGTTGGGCTTCCACCTGCATGGACAGGCCCTCGATAATTGCTGTAGTGCGCAGTTTGATTGCCGCCACGATGAATGGGTAATCGTCTGCTTGTACTTGTAGGTTTAGGTAGTTCATTGCCGCTCTCCTTCTGCCTTAGAAGCAGGTTGTGTTGCAGTTCCCGTTGTAGCAACAGGTCGTACAGGTCACAAACTTGCCGCCGTAACTTACGGTGCTAGTGGTGCATTGGGCGTAGGCAACAGATGCAACGCCTGTAAAAAACAATCCAAGTAGTACTTTTTTCATGATGCTCTCCTAGTGGTTAAAAGGGGATGTCGTCGTCCATGTCATCAAAGCCGGAAGACTTCGATGCACTTTCGTTTTTGGCGTACTGCTGGCCCTCGCGGGCTTGCCATTCAGGTGAACCCTGAATCTTTTGCTTCAAGCCATCGCTGAAGGTGTCGAACATGGTCATGTCCGGTTCGTCGATGGAGAAAATGCTGGGTTTGTTATGTCCCTCGGGAAGGCCAGCCTTCTTGACCTGCGGGGGCACCTGCATGATTGCGGCAATATTGGTGTACTCCTTGCCGTTGTTGCCAGTGGACTTGATGACCGAAATCATTGCCCACGCGCCCAGCACATTTTTGAGTTCAAAGCCACGGAGTTCTTCCGCAGTGAATTCCCGTCCGCGCCAAGTCTGCAAGTCCTTGCGCAGTGTGGCTTTCTCGGCCAGCGACAGCGTGAAGTTTTTGCTGATGGTCATGGGTTCGTTTTTGGCCGTGACGATCTGCTTTCCGTTTTCGTCTTCGCCATGCACCTCGAATTGCAACATCACCTTTGGCAGGTGCTTGACGGTTCCAAGGTATTCGGACTTTTGGGTTCCAAGGTCGACCACGCGATAGCATCTCGCAAGGTGCATTCCGGGTGGTACGGGGGTGAAGTTGCCTTCGCCTTCTTTCGCTATTAAAGCCATTATTCGCTCCTAGAGGTTTCAAGTTGAGATTGACGACTAGACACGCCGCATTCATAGCGGATCGTGGCCCAGTCATCGGGGGTAGCAACGCCAGCCTCAGCCCGGTCAAGGGCCTGCTCTAGCATTTGCATTCTTTCAAGCATTGCTTGGTGAAATTCTGCTTCTCTGTCGTCCATAGTTCGCTTTCAGGTTAAACACAGGCTGACTGTACCATGTTTAACTTTAAGATACAACCCCCTTGACAAGGAATTTTTGTAGTGTATGATCACCTTAAACCAACCCAAGGAGAGTGTATGACCCTAGAAGAGTATTTTGCAGACAAACCGAGAGGAGCCAAGGTCGCTCTCGCGAACAAGTTGGGGGTGTCCAAAACATGGATGTCCCTGCTTGTAAGCGGGCGCGAACAGCCTAGTGCTGGCCTTGCTCTCATGATCGAAAAATTCACCAAAGGAGCCGTTACGCGCAAAACTTTGCGGCCCGATTTATTCGGAGAAATCAAGTGATCTGGTACAAATTTCACCTCGGTGATTACATCACCCACACACTGCACCTGTCGGATGCCGAAGACCTCGCATACCGTCGATTGCTAGACCTGTACTACATGAGCGAGAAAGCAATCCCGCTCAACACAGAGGAGGTGGCACGAAAAATTCGCCTTGATTTGGATATAACCGAATCGGTTTTGGGGGAGTTTTTTGAAAAGACCGAAACAGGGTATCGAAACAATCGTTGTGATGAAGAAATTGCAAAATATCAACATCAAGTGGCGACAAACCGATCCCTCGGAAAGCGAGGCGGCAGGCCGAAGAAAACCGAATCGGTAACCGAATCGAAACCCAACCATAACCCTAAGAAGATACAGAATAAGAATATATATACATCGTCGAAATTCGACGAGTTCTGGTCGATATGGCCCCAAAGCAAACGCAAGGTCGGTAAAGCGGCTGTGCAGGCTAAGTGGCAAAAGCAGGGTTTGGATGAGGTTGCTGATGTCATCGTTGCCCATGTTGAGTCGATCAAGTCATCGGAGCAATGGACAAGCGGCTTTGAGCCAGCGCCTTTGACCTACATCAACCAACGCCGTTGGGAGGATGAGTTGATGAGTGACATCCCACCCAGCCGGAGGGCCATATGACCCCAGTTGAGGGCATCCTGTCTCGACTCCAGAAGGTCAAGGGCAAGAACGGCTCTTGGACGGCCTGCTGTCCAGCGCACAACGACAAAGGCCCTTCGCTGGCAATCCGAGAGGCCGACGATGGTCGCGTTCTCTTGCATTGCTTTGCGGGGTGCGATGTCAACAGTGTGATTGGCGCTCTGGGCATGGACATGACAGACCTATTCCCGTCGGACAACAAGCGGCGTGACTATCCCGTCGAAGGTAAGCCAAGGCTCAAGCCAGCGTTTTATGCCAGTGACCTAATCCGCATCCTTTCGTTCGAGGCTCTGGTGGTCAGTATCTGCGCACATGACCTGCGTAAGGGCAAGGTTTTGAAGGACGAGGACTACGAGCGATTGAAAGTGGCACAACAGCGAATTGAAGAGGTAATGCACTATGCAAACATCTAATGTCCAAGAGCGGGCAAAGGCTCTTGATGAGGCGCGGAAGGTGCGTTTGTTGAAACCTGAAGATGTCGATGTCGACAAGTACTTGCACGCGACAGACATCACAAACAAAGTCCGTGAGGTCGCGGGCCTGCTTGACGAGTTGCGAGATGAAATTTCCAACCCGACCAAAGAGGTTACGCACACCATGCCATGGCCCAAGACTGAACACGGCTTTCGTTTTCGTCCGGGTGAGGTAACGCTGTACGCAGGATCAAACGGCGGCGGCAAGTCTTTGATCACGGGCCAAATTGCATTGGGCCTGATTAAGCAAAAGCAAAAGATTTGCATCCAGTCGTTTGAGATGAAACCTAAGCGTACGCTGTATCGAATGCTCAGGCAGTTCGCTGGCGAGAACATTGAGTTCCCAAAGTTTATGTCGAAGGAAAAATATATCGGCAAGTTGCTAGATCGCTTCCACGACTATGCGGGCAACAAGATGTGGTTGTATGACCAGCAAGGCACGGTGACCACACAGCAAGTGATTGCGGTTACTCGCTACTGCGCGATGGAGTTGGGTATCGGCCATGTGTTCATCGACTCGCTCATGAAGTGCGTGCCCGGCGAGGATGACTACAACGCACAGAAGATGTTCGTTGACGAGATTACCGCTGTGGCCCGTGATCACAACATCCACATTCATTTGATACATCACATCCGCAAGTTGCAGAACGAAGAGTTGCAACCAAACAAGAATGACATCAAAGGCACGGGCGCGATTGCTGACCAAGTCGACAATGTTTTGCTTGTCTGGCGCAACAAGAAAAAAGAACACGACAAGCAGAAGAAGGGTGTGGCCGATGAGAAGTTGCCCGACACCATGCTGATGTGTGAGAAGCAACGCAATGGCGAGAGCGAGGATTGGTTTAATCTCTGGTATGACAAAGAGAGCCAGCAGTTTGTAGAAATGCCCGGCGCAGTTGCAATGCAATTTGATGCCGGAGGTTCTTTCTGATGCCGATCATCAAAGGGGATGTGCGTGAGTACTACAGAAACTGGAAGGAGGGAGAGGGAGACGACGAACATCGTCACCGTTGTCTCGTTCGATGGGTTATCCAAAAACGGATTGAAGATCGCGATGGAGCGTATCGATGGCTCAATGGTTACATTGACGACGCTGGTCGACATCACAAAGGATGGAATGACCTACATAAAGGATCACGGCTTGAACAAGATGTTCGAGATCAGTGGAGCAAAGGCAATCGTGGAACAGAAGGAGAATGGAAATGAGTAAAGTTGAATTGAGCGACTTCCAGCGGAAGTTTTTAGCGCAAGGCACCGGACAGAAGTTGTTTACCGAATTTGAGTTTGATCAAGCGCTGGCGCAGGCCAAGGCTGAGATCATGGCGGTAGCAATTCAAACCAGCAAGCAAGCCATCATGATTGAGCGGCAAGCGTGCGCAGAACTTGTGATTGCGCTGGCGCATGAAGAAGAAGAGGGGGAGACCTGCACTGCATTGAAAGACGCGGCTGAGGCAATTCTGAATCGCATTCCGAGCCAGCGGCAATGATTGATTTGACACTGCCATGGCCCCCAAGCGTAAACAGATACTGGCGGACATTTCAAGGCCGCATGATTATCAGCGCAGAGGGGCGCTCTTATCGCAAAGCAGTTGCGGATCAAGTGTTGATCCAGCGTGGAGCAAAACACTACGAGAAGAAGTTGCGCGTGGTAATCGAGGCATGGAGACCAGACAACCGGAGGAGAGATTTGGACAACCTGCTCAAAGCAGTGCTGGACTCATTGACCCACGCCGGGGTCTGGTCGGACGACGGAAACATAGTCGACCTGCGCATCTACTGGGCGCCGGGGATTGCAGGAATGTTGAAAATTCACATACAGGAGGTACCCGAATGAAAGAACCAACTATGAAGCAAGTGTGGGCTGGACTCGCCATGCTGGCGTTGTTGACCCGCAGAGATTACGAGGGCGACTTTACAGATATTGCATCTGATGCATGGCGCATGGCAGACAAGATGGAACAAGAGGAGGAACAGCGTGACGAGTAAAGAAGCGTTTGAGTTCATCTTTGGGCAGTACGGCATCCATGATGCTGGCTACAAGATTTGGGAGGCCGCTGTGAAGTGGGAGCGTGCCGAATGTGAGGATGTAGCAAAGCGTTATGCCCAACGCAATGAAGGCATCAAAAGAGTTGCTGGCAAGTCAATCGCCAGTTCGATTAAACGCAGGACAAAAAAAGATCAATCAACCGTTGAAAAAGGAGAAGGCAATGTTTGAATCATTTGGAGATTTTTTCTGGTCGTTCATGGCGCTGTCCGGTGTTATGTTCTGGGTGTGCGTTGTGATTTTTGTGATGATGGTTATTCGTCGCAATCGTCGCAAGTTTGGTTTTCGTAAAGACATTTACTAGGAGCAAGCATGGAGACATTTATCAACATTGCCACGACAATATTTACATTGACTGGTGCCGTGGTGTGGTTCTTGGGCGCATTTGTTGTCACCTTCTTGTGGTTGTCACAGCGCCCACCAAAAAATTGAAAGGATAAGTAATGTCTACTGAAGACCGAGACCCACACAAGGCCGTTGACTACATCATCGTCAACGCAAAGAAGTTTGCCAAGGCGAAGGCAGAGCGCGTGTACCTTGAGGAGTATCGCAAGTCCCTCAAAGCAATACTCATGAAGCGCTCGATGGAAAACGCAATCGGTGCGCAAGAGCGTGAAGCATACGCGCACGATGAATATGTTCAATTGCTCAATGGCTTGAAAGAGGCCATCGAGGTTGAGGAGAAACTCCGCTGGGATTTGATTGGTGCGCAGGCCCGGGTGGAGATATGGCGCACAGAGCAGGCGAATAATCGCGCTGAAGGAAAGGCGACGATATGAACGGCTACCAGTTGACGGTGATACATACCCTCGGCTGGGTGTTCGTTTTGTTTGACGGGTGGGAGTTGCATAGCCATTGGTTGGCAGGCATCGGGTTCATCATGATGATTGCGTCCATGTACCTCATCACCAAGAAAGGAGATTGAAAATGGTAGCGAAAGTTGGAAGAAAAAAATTGGTTCTTGTTGCGGATATGTGCGTTGCTCCAGACAACGGTGATACCTACCGCACCCCTTGGGGCAAGGTATGGGTGCATGGGTCAGATGTTTTGACCACATGGAAAAATGTTGTTGTCAACGAGAGGACTGGCGAGAAGTGGCGCCCGCCCAGTGAGTATCGCAACGATTACTTATTCAAGATCAATCGTGATGCGGGGTACAAAAATGAATGAGACTGAACGCGAGATTGATTTGGCCCTTGGCAACGCCTTGATGGAGATTCGCCAGTTGCGCGAGTTGCTAGAGCGAGAGCGGGCGCGGGCACATCCCCAAGTTGAAATCAAAAGCATGGAAGACGCCTTTAACGATTGGGGCCACAGCGCCGACCCAATTCAGCATCACGCAGAGCGCAGGGCGTTTTCTGCTGGCTGGGCGGCTGGCGTTCGAAACCAGTGGGCCAAAGAGCGTGAGTGCGACTAAAGCCGAAAAGAAGTACATGAGCCGGGTGGCCGACCTTGGCTGTGCCGTATGCCGCCGCATGGGGTATCCCGGCACCCCGGCAGAACTACACCATCCAAGGGCCGGAACGGGGGCCGGGAGACGCGCAAGCCACATGGATGTCATCCCACTATGCCCAGAGCATCATCGCGGCTCTACGGGCCTACATGGCCTCGGGACTAAGGGGTTCCCTAAGAAATGGGGGTTCGATGAGGCTGACCTGCTGGCCGACACCCGTCTTTTGCTGAATCAGGACATCCTAGGGTAAATCCCTAGAAAATATTTTGCAAAAAGGTGTTGACATGGTTTAAGTCTGGGTTATACTAACACCACTGACCAAGCAATTCCGCCGTCAGGTAACAACGAAAGCGAGTTAAACATGAACACAATCACTACCACCCAAGTCGACACCCTCGGCCAACTCCTCGCTCAGATCGCTGATCTGACCAAGCAGGCTGATGCCATCAAGGATCAGTTCAAAGACGACGCCTCAGCAGGCGGCGCCAAGGCAGTCGAAGGCGACTTGTTCAAAGCCACCTACATCGAGTCCAACCGCTCTACGGTTGACTACAAAGCCCTCTGCGCCGCTCTTGGCATCACTGCTGAACAGATCGCTGAGTACACCAAGACCACCGCTGTGTTCAGCGTCAAAGTAACCAGCCGTTAATCAAGGGGCCACCATGAAATACAAACTCAATGTGGCCCGCGATGTCGACACCGACGAACCCGGTGTCTTCATCCTGAATCTGCCCGGTGGCTGGAAGTTCACGCACGACCCAATGGCCCTGTGTCATACCTACGCATACGATTCGATGAGCGAGTTGCGTGCGGACATCAAGTACTCGGTCGAGCCATGCGACTGTGCCGAGTGCAAGCGAATGACTGCTGAAGGCAAATAACCCGGGGGCTTCGGCCCCCTTTTTTTGATGGAGTTTTTATGATTGATCAATTCGATATGTTTGACGGTGAGGGCGCGTTCCTTGCAAAGATGCGCCACGACTGGAACAAGGCCATCGAGAGCGAGGGCGCCTTCTGCCCTTGCTGTGGCAAGTGGGGGAAGGTTTACAAGATTAAGTTGAGCCAGCACCTCGCGTTGTGCCTGCGCTGGATTTCAATCAACGGTGACGAGGACGGCTGGGTCGATGTGCAGAACACGGCGCCCCGGTGGATGCTCAAGAGCAAGACCTACCCACTGCTGGAGCATTGGGCCTTGATTGATTCGCAGGCCAAGCGCTCCGGTGTGTGGCGTGCCACCCTCAAGGGTCAAGACTTCATTAACGGTGTTACCACGATGCCTTCCGCCGTTCACATTTACGATAACAAGGTGTGGGGCTTTGAATCGGAAGAGGTCTCGTTCCGCAGTTGCTTTGGTAAGCACTTTGACTTTGACGAGATGATGTCCGACCAGTTCCGCTGGGCCAACCTACAGGAGAAAAAGAAATGACCAAACCGTATACCCCGGAAGATGTGCAGTACATCAAAGGCTTCGAGGCCGGGTGCGACTACATCGTGGCCGAGATCGAGCGGTACATCGAGGTGTACCCCAGCAAGGAGTTTGTCCTGCATGAATTGCTGGCCCACCTCAAGATGGAAGATAAGCCGCAATGAAGCGCAGGCATCCGCTGGCATGGGTGTTTGTCAAGAAGAAAACCGCCAAGCGATTCGACAAGACCAAGATGGCGTCATGCAGGCGTAACCACCTGCGGCGCTGGGAGATGCTGGCGCGGTTTCTTCATGTCAGGCACCGGGCGTGGCAGTACAAGCCTGCCCGCAGTTACAGGGTGAAGCGCAATGGGTGAGCCAATCAAGTCTCCCTTCTGGCACATCCTTCAGCGAGAAATCGAGGCCCGGAAGGCATTAGGGAAAGTCCCTACAAATAAATCTCAAAAACCTGTTGACAAGGTTTAAGACAGTGTTAAACTACCATCACTGACCGCATGGTGTGGTCAGGCAAACAAATGAAAGCGAGTTAAACCATGTACCAATATGCCCGTTCTGCAAACCAGACATCTTTCCGCTCTAACGCTCCTTTGAGCAACGAGCAAATTGCCCAGTACGCCCCAAGCGTGTTGGCTGAGACTGCCCACGAGTCCCGTGGTGAGCGTTACACCTTCATTCCTACCATCAATGTTCTTGACGGCCTGCGCAACGAAGGTTTCCAGCCTTTCGAGGTTCGTCAGACCCGCGTCAAGGATCAATCCCGTCGCGAGTTCACCAAGCACATGGTGCGTCTGCGTCACGCCACCAGCATCGAGGCCGCTGTAGGTGAAGAAGTGCCTGAGATCGTGCTGATCAACAGCCATGACGGCTCTTCGTCCTACCAGTTGCTGGCCGGGTTCTTCCGCTTGGTTTGCTCCAACGGCCTGATCGCTGGCGACATCTGCAACGACATCCGCGTGCGTCACTCCGGCAATGTGATCGACGATGTGATCGAGGGTTCGTTCCGCGTTCTGGACAATGTCGAGGAGATCGGCTCCCGCATCGAGACCTACAAGGCCATCGAACTCAAGCCAGAAGAGCAGTCCCTGTTCGCTAATGCGGCCCTGCAATTGCGTTGGGACGACAAGGCCCCTGTTGAGGCTGACCGCATCTTGCGTGCCCGCCGCTGGGCCGACAACAAGACCGACCTCTGGACAACCTTTAACCGGGTGCAGGAGAACATGATCAAGGGTGGTGTGGCTGGCCGCTCCGCGACTGGTCGCCGTATGTCCACCCGCGCTGTTGGCGGCGTCAATGAGAATGTCAAGTTGAACCGCGCCCTTTGGACGCTGGCTGACGGCTTGGCCCAACTCAAGCAGGGCGCCGTGGACATCGAGGAATTGGTGGCCGCGTAAGGCAGGGGGCTTCGGCCCCTTTTTTTATTAGGGAAAGCACCTATAAAAATACTTTGACAATGTTTAATTTTGAGTTATACTAATCTCACTGCAATAAGCAGGTAACAGCGAAGGAAAGCGAAATGAAAAGCACATCATGGAAAAAAGATTTTGTAGTCGTAATGCATAGTGACTACGACAACACATGGACAGACAAGACTGTCCCTTGCACTCTGACGCAGGCCGTCAAGTTTGTGTACGCCAAGCGTTGGAACCTTGCCTTGGATAAGGGCACCGTTCGCATCGTGTCCCTTGAGGAGTTCGCCCAACTCCCTCAGCCCAAGGCAGTAGCCTAATTCAACCCAAGGAGATCAACATGACCCATTTCGAAACCATGGACACCATCGTCAAGCAGTTCTTTGACCACCCGGCTTTCAGCCGCCCCAATAGCCTGCTGGCCTACTGCGATTACATCGCTCGGGTTATCAGCAAGGAACTCAAGGCCAATGACACCGAGAAGATGCTTGCCAGCGTCAGCCGCCCCCAGTACGACCTTGGCGAGGACGGCTCCTTTCAGTCGACCAAGAAGACCATCATGGTCGAGGATCGTTTCGGCAAGCAGTACCGCGTAACGGTAGAGGAGGTCAAGTGAGCCACACCATGCAAGCCTTCGGGATTGTGTTGGCGCTCACCCTGTTCTGGGGCGCGGTGGTTGTGATCTGCGCTCAGGAAGAACCTGCCCCGGTGATCGAGCGGCCCATCAAACAAGAGCGGGTGATCTGGGTATGAGGGGCACATCGGTTTGGCAGTTGTACTTTGTGTGGAGCGTCTTGGCTGTACTGGCGCTCTGCGTTCTGGTTCTATTCAATTGGAGATGGCAATGACTAAGCAAGAGATTGACGACATGATGAAAGACCTTCCCAGCCAGCGTGGCTGGCAGGAGGAGACTCTGTTGGAAAAAATCCTCGTGGGGTTGGCATTCGTGCTGTTCGTGGTTATGATTTGTTTTATCTAAAAAGCGAATGTATAGCGAACAGGTAGCGAACTCAAACCGAGTCGGTTACTCAAGGGGTGGTGACCCTCTACCAACACCGGAGGCCCGCACACGATGCGGGTCTTCCTTTTTGTGGTGGTTGTGTTAAAATCTGAGTTACAATAAACCTAATAAAACATTGGAGCGGCAATGGCCCAGCAGAGAATTTATTTGGTCGGTACGCCCGACAACAAAGTTCGCCTGATCAAGGCATCTTTGCGCCAGCAGGCAGTGAGTCATGTGGCAAACACTATGCTTACCGTCCGCGTGGCATCGCAGGATGATCTGGTCAAGGCACTGACAAGCGGAATCGAAATTGAGCAGTACAACGCGCCTGAACAGCAAGAACTGATCGAACACAGCGAATCACCCGCGAACTAAACCCTCGCACGGTTACCCGGCGCCGTAAGCCCGGGACAAAACCCTAGCGTATTGAAAGCGAATCGATTACACTAAACCGCATTCACTTTCAAGGGGATTAGGGGTAATGCCTGAAACTATCGCCAAGCCGCGTAAGAAGGCCACCAAGGCCGTGAAACCCGCCAAGACAGGCGGAAGTACCAGCGCCGCCCAAAAATCCGCCCAAGCCCCCAAAAAGAACCCTATTGGCGCTCCTACCACCTACAACGAACACATCGCTTCTGTCATCTGTATACGGATAGCAGAGGGAGAGAGTCTTAGGGAGATAGTGAAGGACGCAGGGATGCCAGATAGGTCGACGGTTTACGATTGGTTGTTGCGCCACCCCTCTTTTGCCGACCAGTACGCACGCGCACGCGAAGAGCAGGCCGACACGCTGGCTGATGAAATCATCGCCATCGCTGACGAACAGCCTGAGATCATTGCGGTGACCGACAAGAAGACGGGCGCCCTGATCGAACACAAACTGGACGGTGCCTTCTTGCAATGGCAGAAGAACCGCATCGACGCCCGCAAGTGGACGGCCATGAAACTCAAGCCCAAGAAGTACGGCGACAAGATCGCGCTGGGTGGAGACGGTGACGCGCCCCCAATCAAGACAGAGGACACCGGGTCATCCCGCCTGTTCGAGTTGATCAAGAACATGGAGATGGTAAAGCGTGCTGGCTGAACACCTAGACGAAGACCTAGCCCGGGAGTTTGACGCTGAGTCTCCCGAGAATCAGATCGCCGTCTTGGCCCACGCTGAGTGGGTTGCCAGTGCCCACAGATACCAGATACCGCCTCCGCTGGAGATGGACTACCTGTGCTGGCTCATGCTGGCTGGCCGGGGAGCAGGCAAGACCCGCTCCGCCGCTGAGGCTCTATGGTGGTGGGCATGGATCACGCCCGGCGCCCGCTGTCTGGTGCTGGCCCCAACCAGCAATGACTTAAAGTTCACCTGCTTTGACGGCCAGTCTGGATTGCTCTCTGTGATCCCGCAGGAACTGATCACCGACTACAACAAGCAAGACCATCACATCAAGTTGATCAACGGCTCCAGCATCCGGGGCATCTCAGCCGACTCATACGAGCGCCTGCGCGGCCCTCAGTTCCACTTTGCATGGTGTGATGAGTTGGCCGCATTCCACTACATCCAAGAGGCGTGGGACATGATGATGTTCGGCCTGCGTCTGGGTGACGCGCCCAAGGTCATTGTGACGACTACGCCGCGCCCCAAGGACTTGATCCTCGACCTCGTCGGGCGCGAGGGTGACGATGTGGTGATCGACCGCGCCAGCACCTACGAGAACAAAGAGAACCTTGCCGCAACCTTCCAAAAGCAGTTGGAGCAGTACAAGGGATCGAAGTTGTACCAGCAGGAGGTTCTGGGCGAGATCGTCGACCTCGAAGACGGCAAGGTGGTTTCCCGCGATATGTTCAAACTCTGGCCCGCTGACAAGGCGTTCCCCAAGTTCGAGTACATCATCCAGTCCTACGACTGCGCCTTCACTGACAAGACCCATAACGACCCGACCGCCATGACGACATGGGGCGTGTTCAAGCCCATGGATGGCCCGATGTCCGTCCTGCTGATTGATTGCTGGGCCGAACACCTGACCTTCCCCCAACTCAAGCCCAAGGTGCTGGATGAGTGGCGTGTGTCCTATGGTGAAGGCAAGGACGCCAAGCGCCCTGACCTGATCCTCGTGGAGGACAAGGCCGCAGGCATCTCACTGGTGCAGGAACTCCGCCAGATGCACCTGCCTGTCCGCCCATGGAACCCGGGCAACGCCGACAAGATGACCCGCCTCCAGATCACTGCATCCATCTTCACGACCGGGCGCGTCTGGTTGCCTGAGTCAGGTGTCCGCAAGGGATATGTGAAGGACTGGGCCGAAGGGTTCTTAAGCCAGTTGTGTTCGTTCCCTGACTCATCGCATGACGACTATGTCGACAGCACGACGCAAGCAATTCGATTGCTGAAGGACATCGGTTATCTCGACATCAACCCAGAGCCTCGTTATGATGATGATGATGACTACTTTGACGCTATGCCTAAGCGCGTCAATCCATACGCGGCGTGAAGGGATAAAACATGGCGGACTACAAAAAGGCTGGTAAGAAATTCGCTGAGGCGTTTGCCAAAGCGGGGCAAGAGGCCGAGGCCGCAATGGCCGCACAGAAAGCCGCAGAAGACGCTCCCAAGATGGAGGCCATCCTCAAGTCTAAGCAAGCGCCAGCAACCACACCGAAGGGCACTGGCCTGCCATTGATGCCGCGTGACCAAGGGATGTACACGCCCGGCGTTGAGCAGAAAGACCTGCCTCGGATGCCGATGGTTGACAAGGCCCGCGCTGAAGGTAAGTCGCCTAAGTACACGCCCCGGATGCAAGACCTACTTGACAGCCCGACCGCACGCAAGAAGGTCAACACGCTGATCGAGAAGGGTCAAGACCTCGGCATGACCGAGTGGTACGGCACCGAGCCGCTCAGACAGGTCGCCATGGACATTGGCATGAGCCAGAAGGAGTTCGATACCTTCCTCGCCCAGATGGCCTCAGCGTCACAGCGCAACCCGGTCGACCAGCAGAACAAGATGGGCAGTTACCTCTGGCACCTGAGCCAGACAGGCCAATTGCCTGATGACGCATTCCTACTGACGAACAAGATCAAGAAGGGCAAGGAGGCCGCGCCCAAAGGCACTGCCATTGAGTTGCCGCCCGGCTATGGATCGCTGGCGCAGGGTGACATCTTCTCCCGGGGTAAGCAGATCGCCGCTGGTGACATTGAGGGCGCCCTACCTCCGGACAAGAAGTTGGGCACCTTCTACCGCAACTACCAAGGCAACCTCAAGCCTGTGACTGTGGATGTCAACGCAGTGCGTGGCCCGATCATCGAGCGCGGTGATCCCCGCTGGCTGGCGTCTAAGTTGGTCGAGAAGGACGAAGAGGGCAATGTGATTGCGACTCACTTCCCCCGTAAGGATGTCGAGTCGGGCAAGATGAGCATGAAGCAGGCAAAGGAGCGCCCCGGTTTCTGGGAAGCCGCCCCCTCCGGTTCAGAGTATGCAGGCTTCGAAGACTTGTGGCAACGCGCCGCTAAACGCTATGGCATCAGTCCGGCAGAAGCGCAGGCCCTAGGTTGGTACGGCTCCGCTGATGTGACCGCACTCAAGACCAAGCCAGAACTCTACATCGACAACCTTGAGCGCATGATTCGACGCACTGCCGAGCAGACGGGTGAGAACCCACGCAAGGTGATGGAGGATGTCCTGCGTGGCAAGAACTACCTCAAGAAGGACGGCGGCAATGTGAGTAAGGGTGATTATCAGGCCCGCCTCGATGCCATGCTGTCCAAGGCCACCGGGATGGCTGAAGGTGGATCGGTTGACGGCTACCAGAAGCGTCTGGACGCAATGCTTGCCAAGCACATGGGCATGGCCGACGGTGGCGTGATCGACAATATGTCGCCCGACATCAGTGACAGTGGGGCAATGAACTACGGCGGTGAGTATGCTGATGGTGGCGCCGCATTCAAGAAGTTGCCCATGAATGCCGCAGGCGGAGAGATCAAGCCGATGCCATGGAAGGCCGCAGGTGGTGGCTGGGCCAAGGCCGCAAAGGCGATCCAGAAGGCCGCAACTGAGGCTGGTGCGGCTAAGGCGCCCCAGACCGCTGAGAAAGACCTGACGACCGTTCAAGACTTCCACACCTCTTTGATGGATAGTGTCCGCGCCCGAGCGCTTGAGGCACAAAAGCAGATGGACTCGTGGGAGTACAAGTACAAGCCCGGCCAGTATGTGTTCACTGAGCATGGCGCCAAGAACAACCTGCCTCCGCTCAAGATTCTGGAGAAGTCTCGCCATGGCTGGAACATCGTGCGCGAAGACCCCAACAATCCATTGAGCAAAAAGGTGATTGACCCAGAGACTGGCAAAGCCAAGCGCACACCCTACGAACCCGGCTATCGTGTCCGTCGCGAGATTGGTGACGACTGGTCTGAGTTCATCATCCCTGAGTCAATAATCAAGGGCGATGTTGAAATGGCCCAAGGCGGAGAGATCAAGAGCCTGCCGTGGAAAGCCAAGCAAGGCGGAATTGCCAAGTTCGACGGTGGCGGCATGGCCGTGCAGTCGCCGGAAGAGGGCCTCACAATGCCATCCGATGGGCCAAGCAAGACACGCCTGATGGCAGAGATTCTGGCCCGCATGGCAAAGGAACAAGGCAAGGAAGAAGTGGCCTCCCTAAAAAAGCCCCGCGCCCTTACTGACCTAGTGAACCGGGGAATGATTGCCCCGCTGGTTGGTGCCCCAGTTGACATCATCAACATGGGGTTGGAGGGCGTCGACGCTCTGCGTGATTTAGCGAGTGGTAAGCGAGTCGAAAACCGATTGGCTTCTGAGAAACCTGTGGGTGGATCAGAGCAACTCAAAGACCTGATGAACCGTTTCAATGTGACGAGCGGTGAAGACCGTCCCATGATGGAGACGGGCCTGTCGTTGGTCTCTCCTGCTGGCGCAGTCAAGGGTGTAGCCAAGACCGGGCAGAAAGCAACGAGCGCCGCTGGAAAGTTCAACACAGAGTTAAACAAGTCTGGTACACTGTCCGTTCCCCTCACTGAGGCAAAGACGGCTACGACCGGGACACCACAAGGAGCAAAGTATGCAACCAAGCAAGAAGGGCCTTACTTCAGAGTCAGGCCAACCGCCATTGAGCCGGGCAAGGCAAAAGGTAGCGGAACTAGAGAAACGACTGGGCTACCAAGCGAAGGGCCTGTCGGACAAGGATCGGGAGAAACTGGACTCGGACTTCCGCAACGCTATTCGCCGGAAGAAGTGGATCGAATAGTCGCTGACCCGAATCTTAACGAACCGCTTCGCATTGCCCAGCAGTACACCAAAGAGAACCTTGGCACCGACTTCGTCGCGCCCGACATTCCTTCGAGCAGTCTCGCCAAGCAGAGCGCGATTGCCCGCACGCATGAACTTGCGCTGACCGACAGCCCTGAGTACAAAGACGCTGTCTTCGGCGCCTATGCCCGCACCATGCCTGATGTGCTAGAGCAGGCTGGAGCGAAGGACTATGACGACCTGATGGAGAAGGCGTACCGCCAACTTGCCAAAGAGACCGACGCCCAGTTCCAAGCCATGCCGTTCAACTTCTCGTTCCATCGTGGTGGCGAGGGTAACTACAGCGGCACTCGTGAACTGCTAGAGGACATCCATGGCAACCGCCATATGTATGTTTTCCAAGGCGGCGACAAACATGACTTTCTAAACAAGGTCGACGATGTCACTGGCCTAAACGAGAACGAGAAGTTCCGCGCAGTGCATGACGCCATGGGCCACGCCATTTACGGCAACGAGTTTGGCCCGATGGGTGAAGAGAAGGCATGGGCCATCCACCAGCAGATGTACAGCCCGCTGGCCCGTCTGGCAATGACTGCCGAGACCCGTGGACAGAATTCGCTGGTCAACTACAGCCCGCTCAATGTGAACCTCAAGGACGAGGTTGCCAAACTGCGCGAGATGCAGATCGAGGCACGCCGTCGAGGCGACCGTGACGGTGAGCGCATCGCCACCGAGGCCATCCGCGACGCCTTCAGCGGTTTCCAATTCGCGCCCCAGAAGTCAATCCTTCTGCCGCCCGAGTTCACTGATCCCAAGTACCGTGGCGGGATGCCTGACTACATCCAGCCGCTGATCACACCAGCCGAAGGCACGACCACTAAGTCGGCTCTGACGCACTTCTCGCACAACCCAAGCCTGACTCAGACCGACCCAAGCAAGTACGGCTCTGGCATCAAGGGCGCGGAGAAGGCACGCCTTGAAGGCACCGACAACCCCATCGTGCCGCGCACTTACTTTTACGCTGGTGAACCCGGCGCAGTATCACCGGAACCCGGTCTAGGAACGAATCGTTACCGAACCGAATCCGAATCGCTTTACGACATCACCGCTGACCCGCTTAGGTTCCGTCCGCTGGCGCGTGAGTCGAATCGCACCCCATACACCTCGAAGTACAACGCAGGCATGAGAGCGCCAGAGCAAGAATTGACTGACATGGAGCGCATGATTCGCGAGTACGGTTACGAGGGTTACATTAACCCACAAGCAAGCAAACCCGCCGCAGTGGTATACACACCTAAGCAAGTGGAGCGCCGTCGTAAGGGCGGGCTTGCACAGGCGAAAGCATAAGGAGAAACCATGGCAACACAGATGCCCATCGACCCAGAATTTGACCGCTTCATTGAAGGCTTGAAAGACACGCCCGAGGGAGGTCTTGAGGTCGAACTGCCTCCCGAAGACGCCAATGTCGAGGAGATGCCCGACGGCTCCGCTGTGGTAACCATGGAAGAGTTCAACGGCCCCAGCGAGAACGAAGACTTTTACGGCAACATGGCCGAGAACTATGACTTCTTTGAACTAGACAAGATTGCCCTGCGCTACATCGACTTGGTGGGCAAGGACAAAGAGGCCCGCAAGGAGCGTGACAAGCAGTACGAAGAGGGTTTGAAGCGCACTGGTTTGGGTAACGACGCGCCCGGCGGAGCGCAGTTTATGGGCGCCAGCAAGGTTGTCCACCCCATCATGGCCGAGGCTTGCGTGGACTTTGCCTCTCGTGCAATGAAGGAGATGTTTCCGCCTGATGGCCCAACCCGCACCAAGATTCTGGGCGAGGTCACCGAAGAGAAGACCGAGGTAGCCGAGCGCAAGCGCGACTACATGAACTGGCAGTTGACCGAGCAGATCGAGGAGTTCCGCGACGAGCAAGAGCAACTCCTGACCCAGTTGCCGTTGGGTGGTTCACAGTTCCTGAAACTCTGGTACGACGAGCAGAAAAAGCGCCCATGCGCTGAGTTTGTGCCTATCGACAACATCCTCCTGCCGTTTGCCGCAACCAACTTCTATACGGCCCAGCGTGCGACCGAAAAGCAAGAGATCACCGACTGGGAATTCAAAACTCGCATCAGCCGTGGCCTGTACCGCGATGTCTCCTTTATCCGAGCCACCGCAGAGCCTGAGCAAAGCGCCGCAGAGAAGGCCAACGAGAAGATCGAGGGTAAGCAATACCAAGACGGTTCTGACGGCCTGCGCACCGTTTTTCATATCTACACATGGCTGACGCTTGACGACGACCAGTACAGCAAGGGCGAGAACGCGCCCTACATCTTGATGATCGATGAACTCGACAACAAGGTTCTTGGCCTATACCGGAACTGGGAAGAGGGCGACACCACGATGACCAAACTGGATTGGATCATCGAGTACAAGTTCATCCCGTGGCGCGGCGCTTATGCTATCGGCTTGCCCCACCTGATCGGTGGTCTGTCTGCCGCGCTGACGGGTGCCTTACGCGCTCTCTTGGATACCGCACACATCAACAACAGCGCGACCATGCTCAAGATCAAGGGCGCCAAGATCAGCGGCCAGTCGCAGAATGTGGAGGTCACGCAGGTCACCGAGATCGAGGGTGCGCCGGGTGTGGACGATGTCCGCAAGATTGCTATGCCGATGCCGTTCAATCCGCCTTCGCCCGTCCTCATGGAATTGTTGGGTTGGATTACCAACGCCGCAAAAGGCGTGGTCACTACTGCCGAGGAAAAGATTGCCGATGTGAAGTCTGGCACACCTGTGGGCACAACGCAGGCTCTGATCGAGCAAGGCGCCGCAGTGTTCTCCAGCATTCACGCCCGCCTGCATGACAGCCAAGGCCGTCTGCTCAAGGTTCTGGGCCGCATCAACCGCTGGTATTTGGACGAGCAACGCAAGGGTGACATCGTCGCCGAGTTGCCTATCCGCCGCGATGACTTCAAACGCAACAGCGATGTGGTGCCTGTCAGCGATCCGCACATTTTCAGCGAGACCCAGCGTATCGCCCAGATGCAGGCCGTGATGCAGATGGCTCAAGCCTATCCGCAGATTTTTGACCAGCGTGCTGTAGTGGGCCGGATGCTCAAGCAGTTGAAGGTGCCCAATGTCAACGAACTGATCCCAAACGCGACAAAACCTGCCGAGATGAATGCCGCAGACGAGAACAGCGCCATGGCTCTGGGACGCCCTGCGTTTGCATACCCTCGCCAAGACCAATTAGCGCACCTACAGTCGCATTTAAACTTCGCCCTAGACCCTATGCTAGGGTCGAACCCGTTGATCGCTCCAAAGTACATTCCGCAGGTTTTGGAGCATATCAAGCAACACATGATGCTCTGGTACACCAGCCAGATGTCTGGATATGTGCAGGGCGGCTCGAATGCCAACTTCGACAAGTACGAAGACAACAAATTGGTCAAAGAGATCGACAAAGCCATTGCGCTGGCCTCAGACCATGTCAAGATGGACACACAAGAAGTATTTCAAGGCGTCATGCCCGCACTGCAACAACTCCAGCAAGTCATGCAACAGTTCAAGCCACCAGCACCGCCTATGGACGGCGAGGCTCAGGCTGTGTTGCAAGCCTCTCTGGCCGAGACCCAACGCCGTGCGGCACGCGATCAAGCCGACATCCAACTCGATGGCGCTCGTCTGCAACAAGACCAGCAAAACAAAGAATTGGATCGTCAGGTCAAGATTGCCATGAACGCCGAGAACAACCTTACGCAGGAGCGCATCAAGACCGCCGAATTGACGGTCGACGAGGCGAAACTGCAAAAAGAGCAGACGGAAACTGCAATCAAACTTAACGAAGCAACTCAACGCAACCTAGGAGGTTAATCATGTCAGTAACTTTGAAAGATGAGCAGTCTGAAGCCGTTCGCCAACAGCACCGCAATGCCACTGGCGCATGGATCAATGGAAGTCAATTGAAAGAGGAATCAAAAGCGACCCAGCCAAAAGCCAACAGCGACCATGGGAATTTCTCCCAAAACAAGGGCGTGGACAAGAAAAACGCATGAGGTATGTATCCGACTTCATTGGCGCTGTAAAAGCGCGTAGAGCCGAGATTAGCGAGTCGATTGGCGCAGGCAACTGCGTCAATTTTGAGTCGTATCAAAGGCTGGTCGGTCAACTTCAGGGCCTTGAAGAAGCCCTTGTAATCCTTAACAACCTATTGAAGGAAGAAGAAGATGACAACTAAACCGGAAGCGGGTAATGCCGCTGACATCGCTTGGGCATTTCCGAGCGTCGACCCCGGTGCCAAGCCCCTTGGTGGGCGAGTTTTGGTGCAACTGCGCCGCACAAAGAAAACTGTGACGAGTGCCGGGATTATTTTGGTCGAAGAGACCAAGGAAGCCGAGAAGTGGAACAACATGGTGGCCCGTGTCGTAGAGAACGGCCCGCTTGCGTTCAAGAAGAGGGACTCGATGGAGCCATGGCCGGAAGGCTCTTGGTGTGAACCGGGCGACTTTATCCGCGTACCCAAGTGGGGCGGAGATCGCTGGGAAGTCGAGGTGGGTGATGACGAGGAAAAAGCCTTGTTCATGATCCTCAATGACCACGAAATTATCGCCAGAGTTACTGGTGATCCACTTCTAATGAGGGCATTCGTATGAGTACAGACACGCAAGACAAAGAGCAGGTCGAAGTCATTGGAATTCAGGAGGAAAAAGACGGTTCCGCGACTATTGAACTACCTGCAAGTATCCCTTCTCCCGAGGCTGGTGAGGCTTCTGGGGCAGAAGACCACGATGTTGGCTCTGATGAGGACGATGAGGCCGCTAGACAGCGCGAAATGGCTGTTGGTGGTGAAGTCGACCCTGATGCGGAGCGTCTAAGGGAGCAAAAGCGTCAAAAACGCCGCGCCCGCAAGGACTATCACAAGCAAGTTGCCGCTGAAAAGGATGTCAAGTTGACCCTTTTAGAGCGTCAGAACCAAGAATTGCTTGAAAGACTGTCTGTTTTGGAGAAAAAGTCGCACGGTAGCGATATTGCACGCCTAAACAAGGCGCTGGAAGATCAGCACGCACGCATTTTGTTCGCCAAACAGAAAATTGCTGAGGCAACCTCTACCGGAAACGGTGAATTGCTCACCTCTGCGCAAGAAATGTGGTTTGAGGCCCGCCGTCAGTTTGAGGCGCTTGAGTCAATCAAGAAAAAGGCCGTCGCACCGCAAAAACAGCGCACCATTCAAGCACCCGATCCGCAACTTCAGCGGTTTGCCAATGCATGGATGAGCAACAACGGCTGGTACGACCCTCAAGGCAAAGACCCTGACTCAAAAGTCGCTTTGGCAATTGACCAAGCAATGGGCGAAGAAGGCTGGAATCCCAAGACAGCAGATTATTGGGAAGAACTTGACAATCGCTTGCAAAAATATTTACCACACCGTTATACTGGTGAAACCGATGAGAAACCGATTCGGAACTCTAGACCGAGGAGCGCTGTGACTGGATCAGGCCGCGAGAATGCGTCAAGTAGTGGGGGTAGAAACACCTTCACGCTATCACCCGAACAGGTGAGAGCAATGAAAGACGCAGGAATGTGGGATGACGCAGATAAGCGGGCAAAAATGATTCGTCGTTATGCCCTTGAAGCACGCAACAGTAACCAACGGTAAAGGAGTAGGAAAATGGATTCTCGTTTAAAAAAATCATTGTCAGCAGGTGGACGCGAAAATCGCGCGAGTCTTGATAAAAGTCGAGAGGCACCTGAAGACAGTTTCGTGTCAGCCGATGAGCGTCGCAAGGCGTGGAAGGATGAATGGACACAAAGAGCATTGCCAGAAGTTCCGGAGATACCCGGTTGGCATTTGTGCTGGTTGTCGACAACCAATAGTTACGACAGTATTGATAAGCGTATTCGATTGGGCTATGTGCCTGTGAAAGCAGACGAAGTGCCCGGGTTCGAAAGTAATCGCGTAAAGTCTGGCGAACACACTGGTTTTGTGGCGTGTAATGAGATGCACTTGTACAAAATTCCTATGGATGTGTACCAAGAAGTAATGGCTCATTTTCACCACGAGGCACCGCTTGAGGAGGCGAATAAAATTCGTGTCCAAGCAGAGCAGGTTGCTGGTCGAGACAGTAAAGGCCGACAGTTGGGACAAATCGAAGGTGACGGTCTGGACAACATTGACAAACCGATCCCTGCACCCGCATTCCAAGGGTAATGGGAGTTTAACTAAACAAGGAGTAAGACTATGTCTGCAACTAACGCTCCGTTCGGTATGCGCCCTGCGTTCCATCCATCTGGTCTGGATCGCGCTCAAGCGCTTGCCAACGGTATTGTGTCGGCGTATTCGTCCGACATTTTGAAGGGTCAACCCGTCAAGTATGTTACTGGTGGAACTATTGAAGTAGCCGCCGCTGGTGACCGTTTTGCTGGCGCTTTCGCTGGCGTTGAATGGACTGACACCACTGGTCGTCGTCGCGTATCAAACTACTGGCCTGCATCTACTGCATACCAAACTGGTTCTTGCGTGGCTTATTTCTACAACGATCCTTTGATCGTTTATGAAATTCAGGCTGATGGTTCTTTGACCCAAGCCTCTATTGGCGATCAAGCCGATTTGAGCAACACCACTGCTGGTTCTTCGACTACTGGTCTGTCGCAAGCAACTCTGTCCACCACTTTGGCTGGTGCAGGTGCAAGCGCTCAGATGCGTATCGTTGACTTGGCTCCGTACCCCGACAATGCTTGGGGCGATGCGTACACGATTGTTCGCGCAACCATTAACGAGGCGCAGTTCCAAGCGTCCGTTAACGCCATTTAAGAAGGGGGTAGATCATGGCCGCTCCGATGCGAAGTACCGACTTTCGGTCGATTGTTGAACCCATTCTGAATGAGTGCTTTGATGGTGTATACGATCAGCGTACTGATGAATGGTCTCGGGTTTTTACCGAGCAAGAAGGCATTCCTCGTAATTACCACGAGGAACCTGTTTTGTATGGCTTTGGTGCCGCACCTCAACTTCCTGATGGCACTCCTGTGTCCTATCAGCAAGGTGGCGTGTTGTTCCTCAAGCGCTATGTCTACAATGTGTATGGCCTCGCCTTCGCATTGACCAAAGTGCTTGTGGAAGACGGTGACCATATCCGTATTGGTCAGGTGTATGCCCGTCACTTGGCTCAGTCTTTGATTGAGACCAAAGAAACTCTCAGCGCCAATGTGCTGAACCGTGCGTTCAACTCCGCTTATCCCGGTGGTGACGGCGTTCAGTTAAACAGCGCAAGCCATCCTATCGTTAACGGTACTTTCAGCAACTTGCTGTCGACCGCCGCGAACCTCAGCCAAACCTCTCTTGAGCAGATGCTGATCCAGATTCGTCAGGCTGTGGACAACAACGGCAAGAAGATTCGTTTGGTTCCACGCCAATTGGTCGTGGCTCCCGGCAATGTCTTCCAAGCCGAAGTGTTGCTCAAGTCCGTTCTGCGTGCTGGCAATGCCAACAACGACATCAACCCAATCAAGTCTATCGGCTTGCTTGACGAAGGTGCCGCTGTTCTGTCGCGTTTGACTTCAGCCACCGCATGGTGGGTGCAGACTGATGCTCCAGAAGGCATGAAGTTGCTCATGCGCCGCAAACTTGAGAAGACCATGGAAGGCGACTTCGAAACTGACTCTATGCGCTACAAAGCGACTGAGCGTTACGATGTTGGCTTTACTGATCCCCGTGCCATGTATGGCACGCCGGGTGTTTAATCATGGATAGGGGGCCTCGTGCCCCCCGTCTTCTTAGGAGAATGCAATGGCAAATTTATTAGTAACTCGTTTCCCAAATGGTGTTACCAATGTGGGTGAGGATTCGCCGTTTGCTGATCTGGCAATGCCTGCTCCAACCTTGTTTCATACTTACTATGAAGATTTCGACTACTATGTGGCCGCAAATTGGACGGTAACTGAGACTCAGGCTGGTGCTACTCAGGCTTTGACTGATGGCGACGGTGGTCTGCTTCTGCTTACCAACACTGCCGCAGATGATGATCTTGTTGCTTTGCAAAAAGTAGGCGAGTCATATCGCTTTGCTTCTGGCAAAAAACTGTTCTTTGAAGCACGCTTCAAGGTCAGTGACGCGACTCAGTCTGATGTGGTGATGGGTCTTCAGATCACAGACGCTACCCCCCTTGATGTAACGGATGGTGTTTTCTTCATTAAGGCCGATGGCTCTACTTCGGTAAGCCTATTGGTCGAGAAGAACGGCACAGCAACTACGACCTCCAGCGTGGCTACTATGGCTAACGATACTTTCGTTCGGCTTGGTTTCTTCTACGATGGTGCGTCTGCAATTGAGTATTCCGTAAATGGCGTGACCAAAGGAACCTCAGTGACCACCAACCTGCCTGATGACGAAGACATGACTGTTTCGTTTGCGATCCAGAATGGTGAAGCCGTCGCCAAGACAATGACTGTTGATTACATCTTCGTTGCGAAGGAGCGTTAATCATGGGTCAATTTAAACCAATGGTCAAGATGATGACCACCGAACCTTCAGTTGAGTTGAAACTGAAGAAAGGTGGCTCCGTCAAATCGATGACCAAAATGAAGTCCGGTGGCACTGGCTCCGGTCACAAGAAGATGGCTGACGGTGGTGGCGCGATGAGCGCAATCATGGGCACGCCTGCTCTGGTTGGCCGTCCTGCTGTCAACGCCCCTGTACGCACTCCCGGTAAGCCCTCTATGTCCGCTCGTCGCAAGGCGATGGCACCGAAGGCTAAGATGCCCGCAACCCCAATGATGAAGAAGGGTGGCGAGACTGAGAAGGAACACAAGGCTGAGATGACGAAGATGAAGGGTCTTGAAAAAGAACTGAAGTCTCACGAGTCCAAGCCTGCCAGCAAAGGCCATAAAGGTCTGAAGTCAGGCGGTATGGCCTGCGCTACTGGCGGTGTTACCAACGGTCAAGGTGGCTACAAAAAGGGTGGCAATGTCAAGAAGTACGCCAAAGGCGGACTGACTGGCAACGGCATCATCAATACCGAAAATCAAGGTGGCAAATATCGCGACACTTTGATGCACACCGCTGAATACACTACCAAAACTAGTGGAAAAACTGGCGGCGTGAAAAAAGGTAACGGTGGTGGCTATGCCACTGGCGGCGTCGCGCTAGGTAATGCTGGTGGCTACAAAAAAGGTGGCTCACCAAAAAAAGCCTACGCGGCGGGGGGTACTGTTGATTCAGGTCGTCCCGTCGCGATGCCCCAAGGCCGTAAGAAGCCTTCCACTCCTGTAAGCATCAACCAACTATCTGGCACCTTCAAGTCCGGCGGCAAGGTAACCCCTGCTCAAGGACGCTTGCAGAAGATGTTCGCTAAGGAAAACGCCCCGGCCATGAAAGCGGCCAAGGCACAATCCAACGAGGTCTACAGCAAGTATCAGAAAATGGCAAAAGGCGGTGAAGTTGAGGCAATGGAGCAACAAGCATCTAAGATGGCACAAGGAGAAAGTGGAATTCTTAGAAAGTTAAGGGAGCAATATCCTAACGATCAAGTCCATGATCTTTTGTATCGATTTCCAAAAGGATACAAGTTGCCAAAAGGTGTTGATGAGGCTCTAAAAGGGTTGGGATCAGTCACAGAAACTGAAAAGTCTGTAACAGTCTCACCAGCAGGAAAAAAACGCGGCGGACGCGCTTGTTGAAAATGAGTGGGGGCTTCGGCCCCCGCTTCTAATTTATTTTGGAGAGCCACATGGCAACCGTAATTTCATCTATTTCGCGTCAAGGCGCATATGAACCGTTCGAGTTGCAGGTCTCTCGCGGTCAAATTCAAGGCCACAGCACGGTCATCGTGTTTGGTTACAACCCAGATGTGGACACATCCGAGGAGTCCGTATGGCCTGCTGGCGGCACAGTCCCTCACCCAACATCTGCATCAGTTTTGAAAATTAGTTCATCCAGCGCCGACGACGCGTCGGCTGGCACTGGTGCGCGAACCGTTTTTATTGAAGGCGTAAACGGCAACTTTGCTGTGGTGAGCGAGACCGTGATATTGAACGGTCAAACAGAAGTCAACACAACAAACTCGTACCTGTATGTGAACAGTTTCTATGTCGCTACAGTTGGCTCTGGCGGTGCAAACGCAGGCAACATCAATGCTGGCACTGGCACGGTGACATCGGGTGTCCCAGCAGTTTTGTATGACATCATTGCAATCGGTTACAACCAGCGCACCACTGGTCATTACTGTGTTCCAGCAGGCTTCACAGGTTATATGACAACGGGTTCAATTTCTGCTGGTCAAGCCTCTGGCTCGACTTCTGTCACTACCTTTCTAAAGCAACACGGCACAGACAACATCTTGCGTGTTGGTGCGGTTGCCGCAGTAAACAATAACGCCGCTGTGTTTGATTTTGTACAGCCTTACAAAATTCCAGAAAAGAACTGTGTCGGAGCATCTGCAATTGGAGCCGCCGCGAATAACGCAGTGAGTTCGTACTTTAACATCATCTTAATTAAAAACGGCCCTTAATATGCCAAGCAAATCACCTTCCCAGCATCGTTTGATGGAGGCGGTCGCACATAACCCTGCGTTTGCAAAGAAGGTTGGCATCCCTCAAAAGGTTGGCAAAGAGTTTTCTCGTGCCGATGAGGGTAAAAAGTTTAAGAGTGGCGGGTCATCGCTCTCTGTTGGTCGCGGCGAGAAGTTATCTACCGAACGCGGTGCTGGTTTAACAGCCAAAGGTCGGGCAAAATATAACCGTGAAACTGGTAGCAATTTGAAGGCCCCGCAACCGCAGGGCGGAGCGAGAAAAGACTCGTTTTGTGCGCGGATGTCGGGCGTTGTTGAAAACTCAAAAGGGGACGCTCCAAGAGCAAAGGCTTCATTGAAGCGTTGGAACTGCCCCGGATGGTAGAGGACTGTTATGGCATATTCGGGAACCGTCGGCGAAACCGTCATCAATGTCCAAACATTGATTGACCACGGTGCGCGTCGTTGCGGAAAACTCGCTGAAGAATTAACCTCAGAACAGCAACTGTCTGCGCGGCAGTCGTTGTTTTTTCTGCTGTCCCACCTCGGCAACAAAGGCATCAACTACTGGGCCATTGACAAGAAAGTTTTTGGCCTGAAGGCTGACCAGTACATCTACACAATGCCTCTAGGTTGCATTGATGTGTTGAATGTGCTGTATCGCACAATGAACCGCCCTACGGGCGACTACTCGACTTCCGCTGGCGGCGTGATCGCCAATGTGTACGACAACGATGTTGACACTTGGTGTCAGCAAACTTCTGCCAACGGCAACATTTCGATTTTCTACGGCACCAACAATCCAATCTACGCTGGCTCTATTGGCATCCTGCCCTATGTTTCTGGCGGGGGCACGGCTACATGGTCAATCACTTTTGAGTACAGCGTTGACGGCATTACATGGAACACGCTCGACAATTTAGGCGAGATCGTGGTGACCGACAATCAGTGGATATGGACTGACATTGATCCGGGCCAAAGCGTCATGTACTACCGCGTTCGCGCCTACAACGGCACGACACTGGCTCTGCGTGAGTTCTATGTTGGAAACAACAGCCGCGAGATTCAGATGTCCCGCTTGAACCGCGATGACTACACCAATTTACCGAACAAGAACTTTACGGCCAATCAGCCGTACCAGTTCTGGTTTGATCGCACCATTCCACAACCAACAGTCTATCTCTGGCCTACGCCCTCCGACCCGTTCATTCAGATGACCGTGTGGTATCAGCGTCAGATCATGGATGTGGGCGCGTTGACTGATGAACTTGAGATTCCTCAGCGCTGGTACGAAGCAATTCAATTTATGCTTGCACATCGCATGAGTTTGGAGTTGCCTCAAGTTGCCATGGATCGTGTTGGCTATCTAGAAAAGATGGCTGATAAGTACCTCTTTGAGGCCGAGCAAGAAGAGCGGGATAAGTCACCAATCTACTGGGCGCCGAACATTTCGGTGTACACACGCTAATGCCAATATTTCTTGACACGACTGGGCTATCGTCTGTTGCCATCGCTGTATGCGATAGGTGCAAGATGAAGCGCACCTTTGTGTCGATGATGGCCGACCCGAACTTCCCGGGTCTTCGTGTTTGCGATCAGGGTTGCAAGGATGAGTTTGACCCTTACCGCTTGCCCGCACGCAAAACCGAGCGCATCAATCTGCGTTTTCCACGCCCCGATGAGAGTGTTGCCGTTGATCCGGATGCACTGCTCACGAACGGCCCGAACAACTTTGAGATTACGACCGAAGGGAATACGGACACTCCGGAAAACAACGGCAATCTCGACAACATCGCACCGAGTCCCTAATGGCACAAGTACAGATTACCCAATTACCAGCCGCCGGGGCCATTACTGGCTCTGAGTTGGTGCCTATTGTCCAGAATGGCGTGACCGTCCGTACCACGACGGGCGCGATTTCCGCGTCTCCGTCGCAGGTTCAGACCTTCCTGACGCTTAATCAAGAGCCGACCCTACCCAACTCCCGTCGTCTGGCTGGTGGTACAGGCATTGGTTTGGTCGACAACGGCGCCCAAAGCACTCTACAGATCACTTTGAACGGCACTTCTGGCTCTTTGGAGACCGCTGGCACCGGGATCATTGCAAAAAACTCGGCCAGCACGGTTGTTGGCCGCACCTTGACCGCCACTGGGGCTGGTTTTGGTATCACCAATGGTGACGGCGTCTCTGGGAACCCTACTTTTGGTCTGACCGGACTGCCTTTGGCCCTCGCAAACACTTCCGGAACCGGAATGCTTGCTGTTATAGGCGGTACTGTCATCGCTGGCCGTCAAATTTACGGCACAGCCAATCAAATTACCGTCGTTGATGGTAATGGATCAAACGATCCGACCATTTCGATCACCGACAATCCAAACATCCCGGGAACTGGCGCCATGCGGGTGCCTATCGGCACCTCTGCCCAGCAACCTGTTGGCGCAAACGGTCAAGTTCGGTATGACTCTGACTTAGGCGGCTTCTATGGTTACTCAGCAGGCTCTTGGAGGCAGTTTTCTCTGGCTGGCGGCGTTACCCTTGTCAATACTGGAACGGGCCTTACAGGTGGCCCTATCACGGCCACAGGCACCATTTCAATTGCCAACACCACGGTGACCGCTGGAACCTACGGTTCTTCGACTGCTGTTGGTCAATTTATTGTCAATGCGCAGGGTCAACTGACTTCTGCCACCAATGTCACCATCACGCCGTCTTCAATTGGCGCCATCTCTACTGTCAACGGTACTGCCGCTGAAATTGACTCGTTGCAGGTCGGAACCGTTGTCACGCTAAGTTTGCCGACAAACATGACATTCACGGGCAAGACCGTGACTAATGGTACTTTTGTCACGCCAACCATTTCGTCGATCATCAACACTGGAACGCTGACGCTACCGACCAGTACCGACACTTTGGTGGGCCGCGCCACGACTGACACGCTCACCAACAAGACAATGAGCGGCGCCAACAACACTTTCACAAACTTGCCAAATAGTGCGCTGACCAACAATTCAGTGACTTACAACGGCGTGAATGTGGCTCTTGGTGCGTCTGGAACAATTACTGCGGCCACAACCAACGCGCTGACCATCGGCACCGGATTGACTGGTACATCTTTCAATGGCTCTGCCCCCGTGACAATCGCCATCGATTCGACTGTTGCAACGCTGACTGGAACCCAGACGCTCACCAACAAGACTTTGGATGGTGCGGTAAACACCTTTACCAACATCCCCAATAGCGCACTGGTCAATCAAGCCGTCACTGTTGGCACAACTGCTATCAACCTTGGCGCATCGTCTTTGACGCTTGGCGGGTTGACCTCAATCGCTCTGACGCAAGACCCTGTCTCTGCGTTGCAGGTGGCAACCAAGCAGTATGTCGACACCTTGGTGGCTTCAGGCATTCACTATCACACACCTGTCCGCGTTGAGTCTCCAACTCCGCTGAATGCAACCTACAACAACGGCACAGCCGGAGTAGGCGCGACTTTGACCAACGCAGGCACGCAAGCCGCCTTGGTGATTGATGGCGTGACCGTCGCAGTCAATGACCGCGTGTTGATCTACACCCAGACCAACGCAACGCAAAACGGCGTCTATGTGGTCACCAACACTGGTTCTGTTTCAACAAACTGGGTTTTGACCCGCTCTTCTGATACCGACACTTACGGTATTGTTGGCCCAACAACACTGAGCGAGGGTTCAACCTTCTTCGTCCAACAAGGTGTGACAGGCGCTGGTGAGACCTACACCTGCAACACGCAGGGTGTGATCACTTTTGGTACGACCAACATCAACTTTGTGCAGATCAGCGCGGTGCAGATTTACACCGCAGGCACTGGCCTGACCCTTACTGGTACTGTATTTAGCCTGTCAAATACGGCTGTGACCGCAAACACCTACGGCTCTGCCGCTGATGTTCCTGTGTTTGCTGTAAACGCTCAAGGTCAATTGACCAGCGTCACAAACACGCCTATTTCAATCAACGGCAACCAGATTACCTCTGGAACCATTGGCTCCGCTTATTTGAGTGGCTCTTATACCGGAATTACAGGTGTTGGCACGCTGACCGCCGGGACTTGGAATGCCAGCACGATTGGCGTAGTTTACGGCGGTACTGGAATATCCAGTTACGCGGTGGGCGACTTGCTGTTTGCAAACACCACTTCGTCGCTGGATAGACTGACTATCGGCACCAATGGTTATGTGCTTGTTTCTAACGGCACTGCACCGGGCTATGTGGCTCAATCAACTTTATCTGTGGGCAGTGCAACGACCGCAGGATCGGCAACAACTGCAACGACCGCAACAAACCTTGCAGGCGGTACGGCAAGTCAAATCCCTTACCAAACAGGCGCTGGGGCTACTGCATTCCTTGCAAACGGAACGGCAGGTCAGGTGCTTGTCTCTCAAGGAACAAGCGCACCACAATGGCAAGGAATATCTGGAGGAACTTTCTAAATGGCACAAAGCGGCTTCACACCAATTCAGTTGTACTTTAGTACAACCCCAAGTGCGGTTCCCACTGCGGGCAATCTTGCTAACGGGGAACTGGCAATCAACATCGTTGATGGCAAGTTGTACTACAAGGACAACGGCGGCGTTGTTCGTTTGCTGGCGTCTCAAAGCGACCTGACAACGATCAGTTTTGGCTCCACTGGCCTGACTCCATCGACCGCTACTGGCGGCGCGGTAACGGTTGCCGGAACCCTTGTGGCTGGCAACGGTGGTACGGGCATCAACTCGTACAACGGTGGTGACATCCTGTACGCAACTGGCTCGACTACTCTTGCTCGTCTAGGTATTGGCACCAACGGTCAGATCATTACCTCGAACGGCACTGTGCCCCAGTGGACTTCTGGCTCGTCAATCTCTGTTGGCACGGCCACAAACCTTGCAGGCGGCTCCGCAGGTTCGGTGCCTTACCAGTCCGGCGCAAGCACAACGACTTTCTTGTCGATTGGTACCGCAAATCAAGTTTTGACTTCAAGCGGCTCTGCCCCTCAATGGTCAACCAACTTATCAATTGGCGCCCTGACTGCGTCGTCTGACTCGACCTTCTCATCGTCTGGCGCATTGACGATTAGCAAAGGAAACACTGCCTCACGCCCCGGTTCTCCGGTCAGCGGTATGTTCCGCTTTAATACGACAGACAGCGCTTTTGAGGGCTACAACGGCACTTCTTGGACTTCTGTGGGTGGCGCGAATGTCACCAACGACACTTCAACCGCAACGGCTTTGTATCCGCTTTTTGCGAATGTAACAACGGGCGCGGCGACCAGCGTATTTACTTCTAACGCAAAGTTGCTCTACACGCCATCAAGCGGACAACTGCAAGCGTCAGCGTTATATGCGAACAACGGTGTATTGACTCACGCAAACCAAGTGACTTCGAATTACACTGTTCCAACGAATGCAAATGTGATCACGGTTGGCCCTTGGACAGTTGCGTCTGGCGCTACTTTCACTCTGCCTTCTGGTAGCCGTCAAGTTCTTCTGTAAGGATAAAAAATGTCAACGATACGCGCAGGAACAACTACTACAACCGCCCTAC